TGCGACTCTAGTAATGGCGGCAGGTGTTACCGGCACCACTGTCACGGTAATTTATACCACCATCTCCGGTGATACTACTTCGACGATGGCGGCAGGCTTGGCGGCTGCTATTAACAGCAACCTCAATCTGAATTATGCTGGTATCAAAGCAAGCGCTGCGAGCGCAGTAATCACCATTTCATATCCATCGGTGCTCTCTCCGGCATTCAGTCAGACAGTCACCGGCTCTGCGACGGAAACGATTTCTCTAGCGAATACCACGCCATCCATAACCAGCAGCATCACTTTCGGGCAGAGCAATAATTCGCCGACGTGGCCTGGCACCTTTAATAGCTTGACATACACCAAGCCTAAATTCTGCGAGCCATTCCTTGGGCGCACAGCTTATTGTGGATTCGCAAACACCGGACCATCCGGCAATTCTGTCTGCCAAGCTGTGCTTATCAGCTCTCTGAATAACGCTGAACTGTTCACGCAGTCTACGCCGACGCAAGCAACCGATGCATGGGTGATAAATATTCCCTCGAAGCTAGGGGCACCCACCGGTATGCGGCATTTCCGTCCGCTCACCAATACGGCATCCGAAATTCTTGTGATTGGCTGCCAGAATGGTATGTGCATTATCGAAGGCACAGATGCCACCACCTTCAATCTGCAAATCCAGAGCGATGAATTTGGCGTTCCCTCGAACCGGACGTGGATACAGCTCGATAACAATCTGCTCTTTCTAGCAACAGATGGTATCCGCGCCTACAACGGCACCAACAACATCTCCAATCTGCTCACCGATAGTTTGACGCTCGGTATCTTCGACCAATTCGAGATGATTGACCAAACGAATTGGGCAGTATCACACGCGGTGCATCACCGCTATACCCAAGAAGTTTGGTTCTGGGTTCCCTATACTGGTGAAGACGGCAATCCTGCACACGGAGACGCCGGACAACCACAGCATGCATTTGTCTATCAATACAACACTGTTAGCGGCAGCCCTATCTGGTATTTTGTTGATAACACTGTTTGCATGGCGAGCATTGAATTCAACAACACCTTCTATGGCGGTCATAACGACGGACTGATTCAAGCCTGGTATGGTGTCAACAACTATGATGATGCCAACTCAGCGCTCGGCTCACCGCAGAATATCACACCAGGAGCAACTCTCACGCTTGCCCTTGTGGGTCCGAGTAACCCGAGTCAGTTCTGCTCAATTCAAACAGTAGTTGTTGGCACCGGTTCTGCTCTTGGTGCAGGCGGCAATCAAAAGTGCCTTATCAATGCTGCGACCTATGAAGCCATGGATGATGGTTCGACTCGCAAACAGCAGCAGGCACCTTTGAACTGGCTCTTGCAATCATTTACACCAGGGCAAACGGTATTAGGTCCAGCTTCGCCCGAGGAATGGATACTCAACACCAGCGCCTTCCCTGCAAACTATTCCAAATTCTTGGGCGGCTATGTGCCGGAAGGGCATGGACGCGTTTGGGAATTTACCTTGTCCTGCAACGATACATCGCATAATCTTGATTTTACATTCTTGCAGGCGACTATATCTATTGGGGGTCAACGCGTATAGATGGGCGCACCATTTGCACAAATAGTAAATAGCGTTGGCACGCTGGCTGCCGGTCATATCGTTCTGGCTACTGAATGGAATACTGCCGTTGGCGGTATCTATACGTGGTTGAACAACACTTTGCTTTCGAGCGGATTGAATTCGCTCTCGGCAAAAGGTGATGTTTACGTATTTAACGGCACCTCTAATTCTGGATTGGGACGATTGCCGGTTGGTACTGATGGACAATTTTTAACCGCTCGCAGCAGTGCAGCCAATGGACTCGGTGTTGATTGGGAGTCAGCGGTAAATACCATCACCCTTAATACCAAGGGTGACTTGCTCACCTACAGCGGAAGCGCTCTTGTTCGTCTGCCGATAGGCACCAACGGGCAAGTGCTAACTGCCGATAGCGGGCAAACTAACGGATTGGCGTGGGAAACGGCACCCGGTGTTCCACTCGGCGGAATGCTTCTGTGGGATTTATCACAACGTGCATTGCCGACAGGATACGTAGTCTGCGATGGTGGCACTTACAACGGATATGTTACGCAAAACACGCAAGGCTTGTATCTAGTTGGCTCTGGTGGTGGCATTGCTTCTGCCGCAGCGAACGGCATGGGTAACGTAGCTTGCGGCACCACTGCTGGTGATGTAATGGCAGCGGGCGGTGTTGGCACCGGTTCGTCGCACAATCACGCAGTATCGCTAATATCGAATGCTAGTGGAAGTTTTACAGGCGGCTACGGGACGTTAAGCCCGACGGGAAATACAACAGTTACACCGCGCTATATTGCGCTGGCTGTCATCATGAGGACACAATAAATGCGCGTTCATTCCAATATCGCTGAATGGCCTGGTCGTCGTCTAGCAAAACAATATAACGGCAGCTCTGTTTTTCAGGGCGCCGGTTCGTCTGGTTCCAATAAAGCCACAAGTAGCAATGCTCCAACAGTGCGCGCGCAGTCGATGGGACTGACTGGCAAGAATGGTATTGTGTCATTCTTCGCCAGTGACTTTGGCACCGGCATCACATGCACATTATGGGTGTGGCACAAAGATGCGGCGCAGGTTAATTCCGGTAACGGCTGGGTGAAGCTCGGTGCAGTCGCAGCAGAGAATCAAAAGACGGTTGACCAGCTAAGCATTGCTTCGTTTACTTGCGAAGAAGGCGTGCCGTTCTATGTTCAAACCGGAACGCAATCAACTGAATTCTTCGTGTCCGGCATTCAAGACGATAACAATCCCAACACTGACGTTAGTTTGAATACTCAAAGATGATGAAGCATTTTCTTTCATTTCTATTCGCCTTTGTTGCGTTTTTATTCTGTGCGCAAGCAACATTTGCGCAGGCGTCTGTTGGCGGCACTATTCCTGGTGGCTTCCCGCAGGATACGCCTACCAACATAGACGCAAATGCAGACATTATTGTTTACCCCAACCACCCTTCGGCGGGTAACTATCCAAACAATCGCCTGCTTTCTCCTAGTGCTCGCTTCATCCTCACCGACAACGGAGCTGGCGGTACGCTTCAACTAGAGCTTGCCACCGTAACGGCTGCTTATGGGGGCACCGGACTTACCGCTACGCCGACGAATGGGCAATTGCTCATTGGCAATGGTAGTGGTTATACGCTTGCTACTCTGACTGCTGGCACCAATGTAACTATTAGCAACTCTGCTGGTGGCATAACAATCAATTCGACCGGCAGTGGTGCCCCCGCTAGTGCCACCTTTATCACGCAGGCGAACGAAAGCGCTACGCTCACCAATTCCCGACAACTTCAGGGAACGGCTGGTGATATTACGCTAACCGATGGTGGCGCCGGTAGTACCATGACGCTTGACATTGGCAACAGTGTTGTTACGCTAACCGGCACACAAACTCTTACGAACAAGACGCTGACTAGCGCAAAGTTCAACACACAGCTTACATTGAACAACGGCAGCAATGCCACAATTACATGGGCTGCATTCGGACAAGCAACCGCCATTCAATTTCCAGACCCTGGCACTGTAAGCACGGCGCACGTTTGTCTTGACCAAGGCAATGACACTATCGCTGGCACCTGGACGTTCAGTAATGCTCCGAAGTTAAGCACCAACACGATTACCACTAGCACCAATAATACGGTAACGATACCGAATAGCACAGATACCTTGGTGAATCTCGGCAGCGCTCAGAGCATTACCGGACAGAAGACAATCACCAGTCCTATTCTGAATACAAATGTTCAGCTTCAGACAACTAACAACTACACGCTGACGTGGGCGGCAAATTCAAGCGGCTCTCTGACCTACACTATTCCCAATACGGGCGTGAATGGTCAGTTCGTGATGTCCGATGGTTCCATGTCGTATGCCGCTGGCAAAATACCATGGTGTGATGGTAGCGCAATTGGCACCACTGCGGCAGGCAGCACCGGGCAAGCATTTATCAGCGCCGGTACGAGCGTTCCGACCTGGGGCGTTCTCGGTACCGGCGGTGGTGGCACGAATAACGGTTCGCTCTCGGTAACAGCCGGGACTGTTTACTACGGCGATGGAACGAAGCTCTTAGGACTTGCCCCGACGACAAACAACGGGTGGGTGCTCAGCTATAATACGGGCACCAACTCGCCCGCATGGGCTGCACCTGGGTCTGGTGTCACTTCATTTAGTGCGGGCAACCTGTCGCCGCTGTTCACGACCTCGGTAGCGACTGCCACCACGACTCCAGCACTTACATTCTCGTTGACTAATGCGGGCGCCGGAACCATCTTCGGCAACTGGGGTACGTCAAGCGGTGCCCCGAGTTTTAATGCCATCGGTAGCACGCAGCAGGTGCCGACAGTCACTAGTAGTGGCGGCGTCTCATGGGCAACCCCTGGTGATTTTGCTGCCATTGCGGGCGGTAGGCTAACAATAAGTAGTTCAAGTCCGTACCCGCAAAACACAACCGGCACCACCCTTTATTATTACCCGCTAAATCATACCAAGATTGCACTCTACAACGGCACAAGCGTAATAATTGACGATATCGGCACTAGCGGCATCAGCGTTGCGGTGCCTAATACAACCGCCACCACATACGACGTGTACGTGTCTGACAGTGGCGGAACGCCTGGGCTTCACACGGTGGCATGGACTAATGCCACCACGCCGCCCACTCGCGGGGTATCCAACGGGATTCCATACACCAACAACAACACCCAGGACCGCTGGGTGGGCACCATATACACTGACCCTTCGGTTAGCGGACAACTTGATGACCAAAACGGTTTTCGAGGCATCTGGAATTACTCAAATCAGCTGCCGATGTCCGTCTGGGCACAAATCAACGTGTCCTCATGGACGTACGGCACTCAAACGTTACGCGCAAGCGATAGTAACACGAGTTACGGAGCGGGGCGTATTGGTATCGTATGTGGTGCTACAGGAGGTTCGGTAAACCTAACCTTCGTGCAATCTCTTGCTGATAGCAGTTCGAGTTCATCAAATGGCATCGGCATGGACAGTACAAGCGCTATTGCCAGCAACAGCACCACTGCAATATCGGCAAATGAGATCTTAACCGTATCATGCAGCTTGTCAGCAACGGCAATTGCGGCTGGCTTCCACTACTATCAAATGCTTGAGTGGGCCAACAATACGGTCACTTTCTACGGCAGCGGGGCTACGTCGGCTGGGGGATTCACAACGTCACCAATACAGAGCGCACTTCAAGGGACAGTATGCCAATGAGATTGATACTTGTGATTCTCGCAGCGCTCATGATGATACCGCTGCCGTGTGGCGCACAGCAAAGCATGTCCGCATCGTTCCACAACTATCTGGTCTCTCAAGGGATTCCGATTGTTGGCGTATCACTCACTGTTGATCCGCCAACCGACGGCGGCAATTCTCTCTATGGGACGGTGAACGAATGAGGCATACAATCCTGATTCTTACTATTGGATTGCTAACAATGCAGCCTGCGAGCGCATCTGTTGCTGATTGCGATACCGCACTGAAAGCGGCGGGCTATCCGATCGACGGCGTTAGCGGCAGTGGACCGACCGACCCTAGCTTACGAGTTGATTGTTCGCAATGCACTACGCAGCAGGCAGCGTCAGCGCTTGCGCTTGCCCAGCAGGCATCGACCTGGAATAGCGTGCAACCTAAGCCGACACAATTTGTGGCTGACTGCAATGGCGATGGCACACTTTCTGTTACCCAGCGGCAAAACATCAACATCATGGCGCTTTGGTATTTGAGAGGCAGCACAGCGCTTGCGCTAAATGTTTGGACGGCAATCAAGGCGAGCGCAACGTCACCACAGATAACAGCTATTCAGACGCACGCAACAGCCAACAATATCACGCTACCGTAAACGGAGAAAATAGATGCCATCAACAAGCAAAAAACAACAAGAGTTTTTCGGAATGGTTGAAGCCGGAAAAATCAAACGACCGAAAGGAATGAACGCGCAGCAAGTCAAAGAATTTGCTAGCACGAAACGCAAAGGCTTGCCCAATCGCAAAGGAAAGAAGAAATGATTAGGATAATGGGATTTGTTTGCGTCCTTGCGCTTCCGGTTTCGGCTTGCGATGAGGATGCGCAGCGCCATTATAATGGCTACAGCGGTTATCATCCTCCCGTACCAATGTATCATCCATCATGCCCGCCACGCAGGAGATAGAAAAATGAGCACCATCAAAATAAAACCAAGTCATCGCGGTTTGCTGCATAAAGAAACTGGCACGCCGATGGGACAAAAAATACCCAAGAGCAAGATTGCTAAGGCGGCCAAGAGTAAGAATCCCGCTGAACGCAAGCGCGCTGTTTTTGCTGAGAACTTTGGACACAAGAAGTGAGGTTCAGGCGCGTCGTGGTGCTTTCGGATAAAGGAAAGAAATTCATAGAGAACGCAGAGGGTTTGAGACTGTCTGCGTATCACTGCGCAGCGGGAAAGCTCACGATTGGTTTCGGACACAAGATACTTCCAGAAGAAATTCAATTCTATACGCGCATACATCCCGTCCTCACGGTAGCAGAAGCAGTCGCTCTCTTCGAGAAAGACCAGCAGCGATTCACCAATGCACTCAATGATACTCTGAAGATAGCAGAATGCAAGCTCAATCAGAATCAGTTTGATGCACTGGTGGCATTCATCTTCAATATTGGCATTGGTGCCTGGAAAGGCTCGAGTGCGTGCCGCGATATTGAAAGCGGCAAACTCCTACTTATACCAAACGAAATGAAGCGTTGGGTGCACGACGACCACGGCGCCGTCATTGACGGTTTGGTCCATCGTCGTGCAAATGAAATTGCCTTGTTCAATCAAGCGGTAGCCTAGTAACCTACCCTTATAACCCCATGGAGAATCCATATAATGTTTAACGAAATTAACGACATCAAGAAAGTGCTCGCAGAGGTCGCACTGGCCCATAATGCTTTCGAGAAGCTCGCCAACTTTCAAGTCCAGATTCACGACGGCGAAACGCTCAGCAACATCGCTGCTGCAAAGAAGCTAGTCGGCTTTGCCAAAGAGCATGCCGCGACAATTGAAAACGTTTTGGAAAAACTGATAAATCCGGCAACCGCCAAGGAAGAAGCCGCAGAGCTGCTTGCCTACGTCCAGGGCCACCAGGCTGAACTCAAAGGCTTCCTCGCCCAAGCTAAAGAAATTGCGGGCGAAGAAATGAGTCTTGTTACCGGGCTTATTGCTCAGTTTGAGGCAGCGGCCAAGTAGATGGATATGTTCCTTTCTAGCGTGTTTTACGCCATTCTCATCGGCGGCAGCATCATAGAAGGATGCCATCTGGTGAAGCGTTTTATCTTTGGATAGAGCGCCATGCCGGATACCGAAGATGAGCGCAAGTTAAACCCAAACGACTATGTTCCACCGGTTATGGCTCTTGGAACATGGCTATTTGCTATGTGGCAAGCTGCGCACGGCATACACTTTGTACCTGACCAATGGATGCTAACTATCATCTTGCTTCCTTACGGCAGCACGATATACTCAATTGCTCGCGACCGTCTGACCGGCGTGCTTAAGCGCCTCCCGAAGAAGCCAGATTAAAAAGTCGCGAAACAAGTTGACAGAGATTCTGCGATAGGGCTAACATAGAAATGTGTTAGCCCTATTTCTATCGTATATGCAAGGAGCATAACCAAATGGAAGAATACACACCGACAGCAGACGAGATGAAGTTGCATGCGCGCTTCACCGTCGAAAGCACCATGCACACATGGGCCATGAAAGATAAGCTCACCTACTTGTCCTACCTGAATAAGCGTGCCGGTCTGCCTTTCGGCACCATCGGAATGATTCAACAGAAAGCAAAGAACAGTGATGAGGTTGTCAAAGAAATCCCCTATGCTTCCAGGCAAACATCAGTAGAGCTTGGCCGCAAACACAAGATTTCATTGAAGCAGTCCAAAGAGAATATCAATTCAGAGCGCGCTGTGTATACCTACACCGCCCGTGATTTGGATACAGGCAGGGAAGTGGACGCGGTTGGCGCTTGCACGCTCCAGGGGGGCAAATACCCAATGACCCCAGAAATGCAGGCGAACAAGATAATGCACGCCGAGACGAAAGCGAAGCGCAGAGCGACCTTAGAAATCTGTGGGCTTGCCTTCCTTGATGATTCAGAAGTTGATGATGTCGAGGGCGCGACGCGCGTTGACTTGGGTGACGAATCCCCAAAGCCTGCGAGCACCAATGGGCAATCGGCTACAGAGGTGGCGGCAAAGCCTGCCTCCGCTTCTGCATCGCCTGCGGCGAAGGACTCGAAGCCGAGTGAAGCCCCAAAGCAAGCCGTTGGAACCCCTCCGGCCGTACCTGCCCCGACTGCGGTGGAACCACCTGTACCTGCTTTGCCTTCTAACTGTCCGCGCCGCTTCGCCGAGCATGCCGAGCTGTTTGTCGGTGATGAAACTGCTATCGTTGCAGACGCCGAACACATGAAATTCATCGTGTACGGCTGCAAGGAATTGTGCGGCTGGACGGGTCCGCAAATGAACCAATTCCTCAAAGAATCGTTTGATGTCACCAACGAGAATCGAACAAAGACGCTCACTCTCGATGTCTTCTCTCGCATTATGCAGAGCGTTGACCTCGCTTTGACAAACGCAGGGAGGTAACATGAGCGAAATGGAATTTGGCGCCGATGTTGAATTCGGCGCAGATGCACCACCGGTGGTATCGCCGCGCATAGAAGATGATCCGGTGGCATTGAAAACCTTGGTTGAAGAACTGACCAAGCAAATTGCGGCGACGATGGACCCCGAAGAACAGACCGCGCTGCGCAGCGCCAAGAAAGCAGCAGAAGAACAGCTTGCGAAATTCAACACTGCGTCCAAAACGGAAAGGCAATGGACTGAATTGTCCAAGGCATTCTTTGAAGCCTACGGCAACAAGGATGAATTTCAAAAGCAGCTCGGCGCCCTTGGTGGCATCAGCGACGAAGCCTATTTTGAGATGAATCAGAATCTGGCGAAATTCCACGCGGCGCAGAAACCCGAGAAAACTACCAGACGCAGTAGTAAGAAGGCGCTAGAAATAGCAGCCAAGGTTAAAGCCGAGGAAGAATACAAAGCAGCGCATCCTGGTCCAACGCCCGAAGAACGCTGGCCGCATATCCTCGAACACGCGAAGAAGTGCGGCATGGACGGCAATATCATCTTCGACGAACTTGGCTTTAAAGAGCTGACCCACGAAACGGTTAATGCCGTCTTGGCTGAGGTGAATAAGCGTGCTAATCCAGAACCGGAGGAGGAATTCGGCTCGGGGGAGTCTGGCAATGCAGCCACGGCTACTGGCACGCCCTCCATTCCGGCTGTATCTGCTCCATCCTCGCCATCTACCCCAAAGGCGCTCCACTGGGATGAGGTGCTTAATCGCCTAGTTGACCCAGAGACGGGAGCGGTGGTAACTCGTGGCTATTTCCTTGAGGCACTCGGTTGGCCCGAGCTGCCGCAGGAATTGACCAAGGAGCAGGTGGACGAAATTCTCGACTTGATGCATACGCGTTTCATCGACCCGGCGAAACGCTATCGTGAACAAGCCGAGAAGCGCGCCAAGCCACTAGAGCAGAAAGCGAAGCTCTGGGACGATGCTTTCGGCGCCCTGCTCGATAAATATGCCGAAGGTGATGGCACCGGCAAAGATGGCAGACTGCCACGCTACCAGTCTGACAGCAAAGAAGGAACGAAAGACCCGCATAAGAAAGGCGACTTCAGTAAGAAATCGCTCGACTTTGCCAGCGGCTCTATTTCGTGGCGCGGCGATAGCGGTGGTCCGACATGCGTTAATCCGCCTGTATTTTTCGCGTGGCTAGAGGAGCGCAAGAATGAATTGCTCGCGCTCAAAGAAGCGGGCGATGCGGAACAGATGGCGGCTATTAAGGAGCAAGCCGGTGTCACTCTCAAAACAACGGCTGATTTCGATAAAAGTATTGCGACAAAATTCCTGCCGCCAGGCTGGGAAGATGTAAAACCAAATCCACTCAAAACAAGGGAGATAAAATGAAAACACTCAGACAGCAGAAGGATTTGAGCACAACTCAACGGCTCGCGCTCTATTTCTTCGCACTCGGGGCGGCATGCATGCACAATCATGCGCTACCTACCTCCGAAAACATGGATAGCACGGTCGCAGTATTTCTCGAAGAAGACGAGGATACGTTTGACGACGAATCACCAATTGCCACGATGATTGAAAAACTGCCCGAAATTGAAAGGAAATTGAAAAATGAACAAAAGGATACTGCTGGCGTTGAGCCTGGCGACACTACTCTCGGCAATGCCGGTTGCTGCTCAGGAGTCAACCGGGAACCTAAACCCAGTTGCGCATCTCTCGGGTCTAGTGAAGACGGACAGAGACAAGCGCAGTTGGAAGTGGCTGAAACTGAAGCCGGGTAAAATCACGCATTGGTACTACGAATGGGTTCAACCAGACGGCAGCACCGTCACGATGGTCTGTCAAAAGCCTTCTTATCCGCAGGCCCCAGACCGTCGTGCGCTGAGTGATAGTCATCCAAATAGCACTTGGTTGATTCCGCTTGGACAATGCGGTAGCTCGGGGCTAGGCAACATACTGGGGAGCCTCATTAAGTAGTGAAAGCGCGCCACCTCTTTGACCAATATATGAAAGCGGCAGAACCGAAAGAACATCGCGAGGTGTTGGATTTGTTCATCGCTATTCGTCCTCACGGCAAAGAGCGCACGCATGGTTCTCATCACTCAACACCGGAAAAAACTCGCAACTGGGAAGCGTATGTTGGCACCGTTACAGCCAGCGACATGATGAAAGGGCGGAAGACCATTACCTTCCCGGTTGCAGCCCGAGTGATATTTGGAGTCCATAAGAATCGAGCAGACATAGATAATTTAGAGAAGGCGATTTGGGATGGACTTCAACATTGCGACAGGCTCACTGGACAAGGCGCCGCTCTTGCAAATGATAGCCTTATTCGAGGATACGTTAGCAAATGCGAAATCGCAGTCGAGAAAGGAGAGGAATTTGTTTGGGTGCGATTCTACGCCCTCGACGCCCATGATTTTCTCGACTATAACGCAAGTAATTATTCCAGCGAAGGAACGTACTGATGGCGATTAACGCACCGCACATCTATGACGGACGCGAGGCGTGGGTTAATTGGGCGCACGAGCATCTCGATACTCTTGCCCAAGGCTGCGATTTGGCGTTGCCCGCTGGCAAAGATGACCTTCTGCATCGTGGTTTGCGCTGGGAAGTTGGGCAGCCGCGAGCGCACAGCTTGTTCATCAAGCGGTACTTCATTCCAGAGCTGGCGCGACTGGTAGATGAGGACGAAGAGTATATTTATGACGCCTGGGAGGCGTGGGAGCAGCGCGAGCGCCAAGAAAAATACAGAGAGGCTATCAATGATGCAATCGGGTTCATCGTGGACAACGGATTGTCGGGGGATTCCGCACGAGAAGCATTCAGCGATGCTCTCAGAGTTGCAGATAACATTCTATCCGAGCGTGCCAGCGAGCCTATATGTTCACTCTCGGATGAGTTGTCACAAATGCGAAGCCGTCTTGCAGCAATGCAGGGCAAACAATTTCTCGGGCTTACACAGGGCACTATTCCTGCTCTTGATGAAGCTACTGGGGGTTTGCAGGGTTTAACATTGATGACCGCTAAGAGCGGTGGTGGCAAAACAACATTGGCACTACAGGTGGTGCGCGATATTCTTGAGCGCTACGAAGATGCTTGTGTTCTTATAGTCTCCCTGGACATGAAGAAGTGGCGCATTCAAGATAGATTGCTCACGGGCTGCGTAGGTCTGCCGATTCGCATCGTTCAATCTGGTAGTACCACCGAAGGATGGACGCCTGAAGAGAAGCGCAGAGTCGAAACTGGATTTACTTCGCTCGAAAAATTAGCACACCGTATTCGCATTCTCGACGAAGACAACTTTACAAATGCTTCGCGTCACAACATCATTCGCGAACAGGCATCACTGCTCAACGCCAGCAAATGTGAGCAGATAGTTACCCTTATTGATTTCATGCAGCTTATGCCGGTGCCACCAGAGAAGCGCGCTCTGGAAATCGACGACTTTCTCATTGACGAAGTGAAGAAGCTCGCTAACGCCAGCAACGGACCCACACTGGTTATCACCGAGAGCACCAAGAGTGCCGCCGAGGTGCGTGGCAGTAATGCCAACGTAAAAGGCAGCAATCGCATTGTGATGCGTGCTGACTGTATAATTACTCTTGCGGAGTGGAATGACAATGAGCTGCTCGGTTATTACGATATCAACAACGGCGGTCTTATTGCTCGCTGTGTGGAACCCCCAAACAACAAGAGTGAAGCCGCAAAGCTGCTCAAGCAAATCAAAGAAGCTTTAAAGATGCGCGGCGAGACGCCAGTGCATATAGACATCGGTAAGGGGCGTGATGGTGCTGAGCGCGCCTCCTTTGAGGTGATTCACCACTACAGGAAATCCATGGTGACACCGTGGAAAGCACCGTAAAATGGTTGCCGTGGATAGAAGCGGCATGCAAAACGGACAACAGGGTTTTCTTAAAGACTCTCGGAGAAAGGTTTCCAGAACTAATGTCCGTCATCAAGCGAGAATATCTGAAAAGGAGGATTGAGAAAGTGCAAAAGCTACCACCGCATGAGATTGTCGATTTAGAAGGCGGCAGACGCGTCTATCGCCGCAAGGAAACAGGAGGTAGTGTACGCACCCTCCCAGTATGGACGCTAGATGGCGAAATCGATCGCATGAAGCAGAAGCAGTCCGAGGGCAAACTGCAAGAATATTTCGACGGGCTGGTGGCGAACCTGACGCAATATAGCGCAGAACCGCGCGACCCTATGTTCTTTGAATGGTTTAGTGAATGCTTTGAGATTTCAACCAAGGCGTATGGAATGGTGGTAGCGGATACTGGTATCGTAAATGATACCGAAATGGAATTTGGTAGCGATTTAGAGGAGGAATTCGGCTCATGAAGCCAGGTAGAGTACAAACCAAATGCGTGAGCGTCTATTTTGACCCCGGCTATGTCGAGGACACCTTGGACCCTGCCTGCAAACAGGCCAGACTGCGCCGGAACGATTACATTAAACGGGCCATAGAAGAGAAGCTCATTCGGGACAACCGCAATAATCCCGATTCGCCCTATTACCTTAAAAGAATGCCATCGCACTAGACAGAAATGTGTCTAACACTGTATGATATTCTCTGTACATAACGGAGGATTAAGTTATGGCTCGAACAACAGAAAGACTATGCATCAGCTTGCCGATTGAGATAGCAAATGAATTGCGCACGGCTTATCCGCATCAGAACTTTTCAATGCTCTGTGTACAGCTCATTGAGTATGCCCATGCAGCCGGATTCATGAAACGGCTTAACGACATCGACCCGGCTGACTATCAGAAACAATTAAAGCGCAGCAAACAAATTAAAGCCGAAGTCGAAGCGCTATCATCGGATGACGACGAGGAGTTTGGCTCATAGTGACCACTTTCGCTCAAGCAACCAAGGCTCTCGCTACTCTTTTGCCACCAGCAAAAGAACCGATTGCTATCCAGTTGCTGAAGCTGAAGAATCCAACATTTGAACAGCAGAAATACATCTATGAGGTGTTGAAGCGCTATGAATTCACTCTACGAATGGTGGGCGTTGGGTTGCCACCGTGCCCTGAACCCCTCCCCGAGCTGCCAAAAGAGCCGTACTTCGTTGACTTCATCAAAGGCAAGTTCATCCTGCGCCTCTCGGACAAGCAGGCGGAATTTATCCACACGGTTCCGCTTGCTAGCTATGACCGGGCTACCCATTGCTACGTGGTCCCGTACCGGCTCTTTCCGGTGCTTCAGCTCCACAAGTTCGTCAAGAATGCACCAGGGCTTCATTACACTGAAGCGGCTAAGCAAGCCATCCTCGAAATGTATGTTGAAATGCGCGCACGGTACAAGGCGAGCATGGCCCATGACGCAGACATCGATATGGGTGAATTCGGACTGCCGCTGGACCCTTACCAGAAGGCTGGCATCAAAGGTGCGCTGCGTTTTCTTCGCGGCTTTATTGCAGACGAAATGGGACTCGGAAAAACAAGAGAGGCGCTTGGAGTTTTATTTCTTGCCCGCTCCTTTCCGGCTCTCATTGTACCTCCTGCATCGGTTACAAAAAACTGGGAGAAAGAAGCGATTGGTGCATTCAAAGCATTAATTGGTCGCGGCGAGTTTCGTATCTGGCGCTGTAAAAGCACTAAGGCGCCACGACATATTTGCGCGAGCGCCACCAATCAGCTCTCATTGCTAAATCAGGCTGATACCACATTTGATGTCAACTGCCCTCGGTGTCAGTTCGACAACTCACACATTATCATTGCTAATTACGAAAAACTCAAAGCAGGATGGAAATGCCAATATGACAAAGACGGTAAAAAAATCAAAGGGCGCAAACCCCAGAAAGGCGAACGCCGAGATATCCAGTTATCTCCTGTGGCCCATGCTATTGCTGAGCGCGGATTACAAAGCATCATCATTGATGAGTCTTACGTCATCAAAGAAGAAGACTCGCAGAACACTAAAGCTGTCGCTACTCTTGCCCGAGGCTGTCGTGTGCGACTTGCTCTCTCTGGCACCCCAATCAAGAGCAGAACTTCAGAGCTTATTGCGCCGCTCAAAGTGCTCGATAGACTCGAAGACTTGGGGGGAGAAGAAGTATTTTACCGTGAATATATCGGGGACATTGACCCGAAAGGCTCGCAGCAAGAATTGAAACTGCATTCAATGCTACGAGCAACCGGATACATTCAACGCAACAAACGCGACGTGCGCACTGACCTGCAACCAATCCGATATGGCACTATCTGGGTAGACATCGACAATCGCGAAGAATATGAGCGCGTCAAAACCGATGTCGTCAACTGGTGCGCCGAGCAGGCGGTGCTCAAGGTAGAATTCCAATCGATGCTTGAAAAGCTCTCGCCGTTGCAGCAGGAAGATGCTATCCAGCGCAAGAAGATTGAAACGGCAATGCGCGTGATGCAGGCCCAAGCGCTTATTCGCATTGGCGCCCTCAAGCGTGTCGCTGCTCGCGGCAAAGTTGCTGCCGTCAAGCAATGGATTCAAGAGAATTTTTTACCTACAGAAAAGAAGTTAGTCGTGTTTGCATGGCAACGCGATATCCAGTATGACCTACAAAAGACATTCAACTGTCTGCATATTTTCGGTAAGGACAATACAGACCAGCGTCATTTGCACATGGAGATTTTTCAAAACGAAGCTGGTAATATGACGGGGTTAAACTCCCGGTTATTGATTGCTTCAAATGGTGCTGCCAAAGACGGCGTAAATCTCGACAAGGCTGATGACCTTTTGCGCGTAGAGCAAATGTGGACACCGGCAGAGATGCGACAAATCGCAGGACGCATTGACCGACACGAAGTACACAATATCAACATCTGGGACGCCATCGCCGATGATACCATCGAAGTGGACATCCAAGAAAAATTGAAAGAGAAAGGTGAGATTCTTGATGCCGTTACCAGAGGCAAATCAGCACGCAAAGAAGTCACGCGAGAAAAAATCGTTGACGAACTCTTTAATTCCCTCGCCTCATTGTCCACTCACGCGCCAGACCGCGCTCTTGCTCGCCAAAGAGCTGAGGAACGTTTACGAATGGAGTCAACAACCGATAGGGACGCAATACTGGAAGCTGCTGAGAGCGAAGCAGAAGAGGATGCGGAGGCATTTGATGAGGCTGTATAAATATGAATCGGAGCATACGCATGAGCATTTCTGGTTTTAAAAACCAAACGAAATAACACTGGCTGAACGGTTGTTTTTCTACAAAAGCGATGGTAGACGCCAGAGGTATCACGAGATGTTAGGTAACACTTTTAAAGCAATGGAGCAGTTCAATGAACAGCATAACGGCAATAGGCAGGCTGGGTAAGGATTCAACTACGCGACAGGCAGGCCAATCAAATGTAGTTGGTTTCACCATGGCAGTAGAGACAACGCGCAAAGACGACCAGGGCAAGTACATTGCCGACTGGTATCGCGTCGATGTATGGGGCAAACTCGGGGAGAGCATTGCGCAGTATCTGCTGAAAGGCACGCAAGTTTGTGTCATTGGCAGATTGGAAATGCAGACTTACACCGACCAGCAAGGGCAAGTGAAAACGCAGCCGACAATCAATGCGCAGCAGGTGAAACTGCTCTCGCGCCCTCCGCAACAAGCCGCAGCCGGTGCGACACCTGCCCGTCCGACTGGGGCTGCAACGCCTAATCAACAGCGTCCGGCATCACCACCGGTGGCAGCACCAACCAAACAGGACTGGGACAACTTGTTTGATTCTGATGCAGAAATCCCTTTCTAAATGTCAATAAGACATAACCAACCTTCTCAGACGGTGACTTTATGAGTCAAAGAACAATAGTTTGGTTCTCCTGTGGTGTCGCCAGTGCGGTGACAGCTAAGCTCGCCGTGCAGCAACTTGAGAATGTCGAGGTTGTTAACTGCGATATGTCGAGAGACGAGCATCCAGATAATCTTCGTTTCTTGACAGAGGTTGAACGCTGGATCGGGCAACCGATCATCCGACTCAAAGGGAAATACGATTCGGTCATGGATGTGTTTCGCAAAGAACGCTACATGAGCGGCATCGGCGGCGCTAAATGCACCGTCGAGATGAAGAAGAAACTACGTTTTGCATATCAGCGCCCTGGTGATATTCACTTGTTTGGCTTCACCGCCGATGAAGGCGGACGCATTGAGGAATTTGAGGCAAACAATCACGACTTAAACCTTCGTTGGTTGCTTCAAGAGCACGGCATTACCAAGGAGGAGTGCAAGGGTATCATCAAGTTTGCAGGCATCAAACCATCTGTGATGTATGACCTCGGCTTTAAGAACGCTAACTGCATAGGTTGCGTGAAAGCCACCAGCCCGAAATATTGGGCGCTTGTTCGCCTGGTAGATCCTGTTAGGTTTGCTGAACTTGCGAAACTATCGCGGGAACTGGGTTGCACTTTGGTCGTATTGAAAGGCAAGCGCATTTTCTTGGATGAACTGCCCCCAGGCGAACCAAAAGACTTCAAACGTTATCGGCAAGAAGACATTTCGTGTGGTCCCGAATGCGGGATCGCCCGCTAAGCAGCGACAGGAGGGATAGCAGTGAGCGAGTGGGCACCAAAAGAGAAGAACAACAACGTTCACATTCTGGTGCCAAAAGGTTTCCAGAATCGCGAACTACTTCAAGCGGAGCAGGGTTTAAATCACGACCCAAGCGATAGACCCGCTGAGGGTAAATGCATGAAGTGCAAAGGCACTGGTGCTATTGTCCTTGGTATTTCGCTGCTCGACCCAGAAGTGGTGGAAGGGCGCATCATCAATTGCAAACCGAGTTTTTCTCTCGTAAAATGCAAATGCTACCTCGGTGCATTCTGGATAAAGTTCAATCACCTCAATGTCCAGGCGCGCATCGTGCCGCATTGGGCAAAAGAGATACGCGAGATGCTTGAAAGAGAGAAGGCGCGTATCATTCGTGAATCTGGCGGCAACTACAATCCGCATCAGGATTCGTTTCTCAATGATTGTAATTACAAAGCGCCGAAGAATAACCAAATGCTTTCGCTTGAGGAAATTCTTCGGCAATCACTAGCAAAGAAGGGAGATTTCATAATATGAGTATAGTTCTAGAAGAAAGAGAAGAGATGGCGGCATTGTCCGGCGTGCCATCAAGCATGGTGCCCACGGTGCCACCAACAGATAATTTCTGGATGGTATGGAACAGCATCGGACATCTGCCGAGCCGCCAATTGAGTGGACGAATATCGCTAGCGCCTATAGCACCGAAAGAGAAGAGGGGTAATCATCATGCCAGCCGTTATGCTTGAGGGTCCGTATGCCGGAATGACGGAGCAAGACTATGAAGAAGTCCGAGCAAAAGATGTGCGGATTGCTCAAGCTCTCGGCTGGCAACCGATTGGTGATGCTTTGCGGGATGACGAGGGCGGCGTGCCGTTCTATCACAAAGATTTGAACAGCGCATGGGAAGTGGTTGTCTTCGTTTGCACTCGCTATCGCTACAGCGCTCAGCAGGTTTTTTGGGCGCATTTACAAGAGTTGGCTTCAGAGCAGGATAGTAAGGTTGGATATCCCGATGTCTTTCGCGCTCTAGTCAACCAGATGCCAGACAAATTGTGTGAAGCTTTCCTGAATGCATGGACGGAATTGGCGCGTATTGGATTGTGTCCATTTCCGACCAAGAATATGCCAACAGAAGAGGAAGAATTCACCAAGGAAGATGGCACTACGGGGAGGCGCACGCGGTATAATCCTCCTAGTGGGACACCGCCATGGGTTCATCAAAGCGAGGAACAATCATGAGCAAAGCAGCAAGTACAATCGTGTTGACCACATTCATCGGTGTGCACGACAAAGAAGATATGGCAACATTGGGCAGTTTTCTCACTGCGCTGTCGGAAGCAGATTTAGAAAAATTGGGAGCACATGGCGATGGCAAAATCAAACCTCACGGCAGGGATTACGTGGCTGTATTCGGCAGTTGCATCCTTGGGCGTTTTAGCCCTGAGCATCCTATTCGCCGTCAGACCAAGTGCCCCTCTTGCGAATCGAAAACATGGAGCATGTCTGTGACTGCCGAGTATTGCAATGCGCAATGCTGGAATGAAATTCACGGAGATGTAGCGTAACTCAGTTGGTAGAGTGCCGAGCTGTTAACTCGGAAGTCCTTGGTTCAAACCCAAGCGCTACAGAGCGGGGCCACAAGGAGTGTGGTATCAGATAGCGGCTACAAAACGCGACAAGACCGGAGGTGTGTGCTTCCGGTCTTCTGGTATATACAAAAGCTACCTTGCGCGATTTGAAATTTGTGATACCATTTCATTCATGTTCCTCTGGTTCCTTCGATGCGAGTCGAAGGCAGGAATGCGAAGGGTAACCAGATATCCCTAGCCCGAAGCGTACACCGGCTTAAGGTTATGTCGCAGTAAAGCGGAAATCAGCAGTACGTGGTCATCAAATCCCCAGCTCAGGGCGAAAGCGAAGCTCCAGGTACGCCTGGGTAAGAAGCCGTAGGATAGTAGGTTGTGAAGGGGACCTTCGCGGTACGCCGTGAGAATCCTGACCCATCGCGGGTTAGCTCAGTCCGGCAGAGCAGGAGAGTCATAACCTTCAGGCCGACAGTTCAAATCTGTCACCCGCAACCAATATCACAGCGCAATGGCGCTAACGATAGAGTCGGCAGACCTAAAAATGCAGCAGACTGGCCGCCGAAAGGCGGTCTTTCTGTTTATGTATCTTTTAAGTCACAAAGTAATGTAAAGCAGATATAGTACACATGCTCGATGAATGCCAAAGCGATGTAACAACCGGTGTGCGCCGGATTCGGATATGGTAGCCGCATCGAGCACTTTTAGGACGGGGAAACAAAGAACGCCTCTGTGTGCGGCAGAGGCGTTCTTTCAGCGAGGTCTTAGGGATTATACCCTAAATCTATTTTGAGACAACTGACGCGCCTTTAATCGCGTTCTCGTTGGCTTCATCAATGGCTGCGTGGTGAATGTGAGTGCGAATGTGTTTGTTGACCCACACGATGCCTGCTACCGGCCAGTTTGCCAAGAAGCAAACCGTGTTGATGCCGTAGTAGATTGGCAAGTGAATTTGTTCAATCGTCTGCCATGTCGCAGCAGCATGAACCGGCTGGCTCAAAAATAACACACAGGTTACGGCCATGACGAGAGAAAGGTTCTTCATTGGTTGGTTTATCCTCCGATGGGTTGGAAATAAGGGTCGCGTTTTCGGCTGACTTCATCTCTGTAGTCAACGGTTTTGGTTCGCTCCGGGTTAGCGGGCACGATTTCATAAGAGAGGCAGAACGCGATATCAACCACCTCGCCTGTATCATCGTCTTGAATTGGCGCCACCACTGGCGGTAGCATGTGAACATAAAATCCCTCGCGAATTGCGGTATTGATTTCAGCACTACAATGTTGCAGGTGCAGGAACATTTCCTGCTGATTGGACATTGAGAATAGCTCCGGCAACTGATTCGCTGGAATGCTCTCCGCTGAAATCTTGTGGGAGTCCGATACCGCTGGTTTCGTTAAGCCAGACCGGTTTAGTGGTATCACGTTCTGGTTCTGGTTTTCTGAGTTGTTCATGCAATTGCTCCATAAAGATGAGGTGAGCGGACGTGCGGACACCAGACGGGAAACGACGCCATTGCTGTACGCGAGATTTGACATACATACTCAAACGCGAGTGATGCCAATTATCATGGCGCGCACGAGAGAGCAGGCGTTGCGTTTCCCAGCAGAAATCCACCGCCTTTTGGATTCGTTCGTCTGAATGCAATAGTTGTTCAGGCATTTCTCGCTGCCTCCTTGCGTGCTTTGTCGAGCAGGCGCAGTTGAAACTCAAGCAATTGAATTTTGTTGTTGGCTGTTTGCAGTTTCTTGCGCTCTTTGTCGAGCTGTTTTTTCATATCATGCTGCCATTGATAGAGCTGTTCCTGCCAGCCGCTATCAGATGGTGGCGCACAGTTAAGAGATTGCAGATTTTGTTGTGTCATGATTTACCTCGCGTGGAATGAATGGGATAGGAACTTGTTTCTCGACTGCATCGCGTAATTCTTGCGGGAGATGCGCCCATTGTTTTTCAAGAGTCTCCAATACCAGGTGCCTCCGCGCTGTCGTCGATGCATCCCGACAAGCTTGTTCGCGCCACCATCGCAGTTTGTTCCACAGAATTATTGTTCGTTCGAGTTGAGCTTGAGTTGCGGCCATAGAATTCAGGATTCTCCTTTACGGACGGGGAAACACGACGGTCGGCAAAACAGCAACAAGGGTCGCCACAGCACCAATGACATCTCATGGGCGCACCTCCGAAGGCGGCGGCCCTGATTGAAGACACGCTTCATAGCGAACATCAGCAGGTAAGTGATACCACTGTTGTTTAAGCACCTTTCGTGTTTGCCGATAGGCGCCACCTTTATGGACATTGTTGTAGCAAAAAATCAATCCGGCAAGAATGGATTTTGCTTTATCGAGTAGATTAGCCATGGATGCCTTGCTCCCATTCAGTAAGAATTACAACAAGCGCAAGGATTTGTCTCCTGCATTCTTTATCAACTGCTGCTACTCTTGCTGCTGCTGCTTCTCTTGCTGCTGCTACTACTACTCTTGCTGCTTCTGCTTCTGCTGCTGCTACTGCTGCTGCTACTCTTGCTGCTGCTTCTGCTGCTGCTACTCTTGCTGCTGCTTCTGCTGCTACTACTCTTGCTGCTGCTTCTGCTGCTACTACTCTTGCTGCTGCTACTCTTGCTGCTGCTTCTGCTGCTGCTTCTGCCCAATTTGCATAATAGAAATCCCAGCATTTGCGGTTTGCGACCCAGAGCTGTTCAGCGGTTGGTGATTTGTCGAATGCCCATTGTTCAGCTAAATCGATTGCGTTGAGAATGTCAGTGTTATCAACTTTAGCAAGGTCGCATGCTTCGCGAGCGCAACCAGCAGCGAAGATAACTATCAATTCGATGGGCATGCATTGAAGATGCATTGCGACCCAGATGCGGTCTTTAGCGGGGATGGCATCGTTTTCGAGAATGTGCAGAATGTTGCCGGACCAATCTTCAGGCAAGTAGCGATTCGGGTTGTAGCATGGACGCATTTCACGAATGGTGGCAATGGTCAAAGTGGGCAATTTATGTTTCATGAACCAAAATCCTCCGCTGGATTATTGATGTGAGTGATTATTTGAACAGCGTAAGTCGGATGAACACCGGCTTCTATGATGAAGCGAACGGAATCAAGCAAATCAGCTTGCGTGGTGGCACCAGCTTCCCGAGCAAGTTCTATTGCTCGAATGAATTTAGCAGTTTTGAATTGATGCTCCGCTTCCCATTTAGCAGTAAGCTTTTCGGGATAAATCTCCTTTTCTATTTCAGCCATTTGAATTACCTTCTAGGCGTAGGATACGCCTGGTGAGAGTCCACAGTAGATGCCATTCCTGTTGTTCAGAATTACTCAACGGTCGCTGTCCAGAAATGCGCCCAAGCTCGGCGTAGCGTGCCTTTAGGCGTTTTTTGTACGTCTCAGACATCTTCTCTACATTCGTCCAATATCGTTTACCGTGCCAAGGGTGCATCTTTTGAATATATAGCTCACGTAGTTACACCGGTTCCCCGGAATTTTACCTTCGACCTTGGGGAGAAGGTAAGCCTTCTCTTTAGGTTGCTTGCGCCTTACCACCCGCTGCCGAAGGCAAGCAGGGAGGCAGGCGCTTGTGGATTCGACTAGCTGTGAATGATAATCTGAGAATTTTTCGACCGCAAGGTATCACGGTAGATATTCAAATGGCACCAAGGGCAGTGGCAGAGGGTTCTAACGGCAGATTAAATGTCTGAAAAATTGAAATGCGCCATATATTTAGCTAAAAGAGGTAGTAGTAGATATATTCTACGCTTTGAAACCGCCCTATTAGAGCGCCCTTTGCTTCGCAGGGCGCCTTTAGGGCTTCAACGGCAGCAATGAGCAGCCGAAACGTACCTTTATAGGTGAATGCGTCAAAAATGGTGGAGACACATTTAAGGTAGAATGTGCAAAAATCTCTGTATAGGCTCTAGCGCATTAAATCGAGATGAGTTATTCTAGGTGCATAACTTTCGGAGGTACGGCAAATGCGAACGGTATTTAGCAATAGTGAATTGGCGCACAAATGGTTCCACGCCAACATGGAGCATGGACGCACAGGCAACGGTAATTTTTATTTTCAGAATGATGTTATCTATAGCTATGGCGACCATTACCCGATAGCTCGAAAGTTCACAGTCGAGAATTACAATGTGACCCTGCATCACAATTGGTCTACGCGTGGAAGCGGTATCGAAGAGAGAGATTATCTTGGATATCAGGCTGTATTGTTCAATTGTGAGAGTAGCTCACCAACAACAGAAGGTAAGCATAAAAAGGAAGTACGTCGAGCTATACCCAGCCCTGTGCCAGTGTTTACTGTGCCTGTGATTAGCAGGTATCAAGCTGTTAGGCTTACAGAAGCAGATGGCACGCTCAAGATTGGCACCAGAGCGCAGAATGAGATTAGTCAAAAGCAGTCGGACAAACCCATGCATGATGCAAATATCAAATGGTATGAGGAGCAATGCATTGAATTATGGCAGCGACCAACAAGAGAGCGCAAAGGGTTAGCAGCTCGCAGACTGCGCCGCTATATCTGTCAATTAAGCGAGATGATTGCATATCTGCAAATCTTCAAAGGTACATCATGGGCAGGACATTTGCACAGGATACCAGCAAGCCTACAGATGGCATTGAATGAACTAGATGCAGCATTACCAGCAGAGCAAGCACACAATGAAGCCTGTGCAGCAAAGCGTAATGAGCGTAGACGCAATGGTGGCATGAGCACAGCTTCGCTAGAAGAGAGGATTGCAGCCTTTCGAGATGGCAAACCGCTACGTGGCACGTTCTTGGTCGAGGGTAACGCATTGCTCAGACTGAAAGGTGATACTGTGCAGACATCACAAGGCGTATTGTTTCCACGCAAGCATGCACAATTAGCAATTGGCTTCCTACAAAAGCTCATGTATGAAAAACCGGCTTGCAAGCACGTTGATATTGACGGGTTTGATTGCATCCATGTTAATGGACTATGCACTATCTGGCAGAAGAACGGACACTCTATTCATCTCGGCAGCTATCAAATAGACCGTGTAATGTGCGATGGCACAATCCATGCAGGTTGCCACAATGTTAAATGGGAAGAGATAGAACGGCTCAATATTGAATTGGTTGCCGTGCTAACTGAAGAGGTATCAAACAATGGCTAAGATGGAATATCGTTTCGTGAGAGCAGAGCTGTGGGGCAACGCTAAAGATGGGTTCGACACAAACAATTGGTTTACAGTGAAGACATTGACTGCATACAAGCCCTATTCAGAGCGATGGCTGCTCAAGGTAGCTAGAGATGTGTTTACCGGATTCATGTTCGCATGGTCAGAGAACACCAGGAGACCAATGTGCCGCAAAGGGATAACGATTGAATGGTCTGGTGAGCATGATTACAATGTCATGTACCGAGGGCATTATGTAGGCGAGATACAGTGCTCTACAAAGCTCAGAGATTCGTTTAAGGTCCAATCTATCCAGACCTTACCAGAACACGTCTAGAATCGGCTGCAATCGATCCCAAATGACCTGTTATCCACGTGATGACAGGTCATTTTGTTGGATGACATTCATAAGGTATTGCTTGACAAGACAGTATCATTTTGGATACTTACCCTCAAAAATGGGGGTTTTGCTTAGGCGCTCACTTCCGGCCGACAGAATCGTTTATATGTAGCGGAATAGGGGTATGTAGCTGACATCACCAATGTAGGTTATGCACTATGAATAACATTCAACTGCGCTTCTATCTTAGCGTGCTGCATGCGCTGCGAGCACAGGTTATGTTCGGCGAATAACAGCAGGGAGGTATGTCGGCTACATAACTTTGACCCCCACCGGCACCCCCACCGTGGGTGGCAGGGAGAGCGCCATCCTTCGCCCCCATTTTTGCAGGGGGTATAGACCTTCATTAAAAAATATTACAATACCTCAATCCCGAATAGCGTAGGTGTTATTATTCAGGGGTTACATAAGGGACAGTTATGCAATATAGATACGCCTGGGACCAAATTCAAAACTGGGTCAACGAACAAATCGCCTTTCATCTTGATAACGAACGATATCGATACAATCTAAAACCCAAGAAGCTGCCCCGTTTGAATGAGATGGGTGAATCCTTTTGGCGATGGCAAATCTCTCGTTATTTCGCCGCTATAACGCCTCAGCAGCGGCTTGTGACACTTCATCGGCTATCTTCTGCCGAACGTCAGTTGCTCTTAAAACCCAAACAGCGCTCACTGTTCAAAGAAGCCGAACGCTTGTACGACAATCAGCAACGGGCTGCGCGGTATTACAAAGCGCTGCCGCCACAACGCAAAGCGGCTAAAATCGAGCGCCAACGACAGCTTCATCCGCCGAAAGGGCGTACTCTTTTGGACCCCGACGTTAAGCTCGAACGCGAACGTGCCCGCAACCGCAAAGAATCCCGCAAGCATTACCAATGTCTCAAGGCGGACCCTAACCGGTATGCGGCGTATCGCGAACGGAAGAACGCTGCCAAACGTGCTGCTAAATACCCAACCGTCGAACGAACACCAGAAGAAATTCAAACCTCAATAGACGCAGCTTTGGCTGCCCGGCAGGAGCGAATCGAGAAGCAGCGGGAACGCTGGCGAAAGAAAAATGCCAACCGCTCGCCGGAATATCGCGCCCGCAGAAACGAGCGCCGCCGACAGAAGCACTTGACATCTTTACCCCCAATCTGTTGAGCTGCTGAATTCGTACACGGCAATCACCTTCTTCAGCAAATAGCTGTGATAGCGTGTTTTCGGCAAAGACAACGGCGGCTGCGGTTCCCATGTCTCTGCCAATTGGTTATTCTGCAATTCGATAAACTCCAATCGCCGCTGCGCTTCGCGCAGCTCACCGCGCCTGCCGTCGCACGGACCACCTATCAATCGCATCTCAACTGCCATATCTCACCCCGCAGCGCTTGCACTGCCAGTACCACTTGAAAACCCTTTCCATCTCATTTATCGCGCCGGGCTTAAACGACATGCGCCTCGGTTGCCGCAAATCGTTGTAATGGTGCCCCTCCCAAACGTGTCGGTTATGTTTGCTACATACTTTCGCGCCGCGCTCGAACTTCTTGCGCTGCTTCTCTATCGCTTTGCCGACGTTCGCCCACATGCGGGTGTCCTGGCGCCGCGATGCCGGAAACAGCGACCGTTCCATCGCTTTTATGAACTCTTCTCGGCTGATAAACCCGCCGAATTTACGTCTCGCCACCACTTCACCTCCGTTATTTCTTGCGACTTCTTGACAAGCTCTGCGAATTTATTGTCGGAACCGGCTGGCGTTGACACGATTATCCTGCACTTCGGGGTCCGGTTCGCGAACTCCTCCCATAAAGCATCCTGGTTGTCAAGAGCATACCTTCTCTCGGCATCCTCGATATTCGCTAACCATAACCAACCTGGCATACCGTTGACTGTCCATCTCGTGCCGCGTTCACTGTTCATGAACTTTGAACCGCCTGACGCACTCCGCCTTAGCGTTCAACATCTTAATGAAACTCCGTGTTGTCTTTCGCCAGCTCGTAATCCTCGTTAATCAACTTGAGCACCTTCCGCCCGATGTAGCAGTTCTCCTCTGCGGCCGCTTTGATAACGATACCCTCGCGCACCGGCTGGTTGCCGATTGCGCTTGGTCCTTTCGCCGTCGCACGCACGAATTGCTCGTTGTATTCGCAAATGCTAATGAATGGCACGCGTTCAATACCGCGAGAATCACACCATTCCATGAACTCTTGCGCAGGTAACCACCGCCCATCGATATTCACGTCGTAAGCATAGAAACGATGCTCGCCTTCTGCACATCCATAGGTGTAACCTTTCTGAATTCCACTACCAACAATCTCACCAAACAGCGCTTCGCCTGGCTGCAACACTTCGTCTAGGCGCAATTGCTTCGCAATTTTGGCGTAAACGTTCTCGTCGTAGTAGAATTTCTTCTTGCCTGGACCCTGAAGCTGCACATTTCTGCTGCCGTAGCAGAATTCGTACTTCGGTAAGAGTCCAAAAAATTTGAGCACCTTCTTCCACCAGCGATTTGTCATCGTCTCAAGCATTGCATAGCGCGCGCTAGTGCCATGCAGCTTCTCTGTGATGTAAACCATCTCGCCGTCTTCAAATAGGCGGTTGTGATTCTTGAAATTCTCGATATCGGTGTACTTGCGGAAGTTTGGATTCTTCAAATGCTGTGCATTTTTCGCCTGCATGTGCTGCGGCACGTCTTCAACAGGCGGCTCGTACTTAATGATGCCCAATTCCTCCGTCAAATCGTCGCCAACTTTGGCTAAACTGATACCAGGGTATAGTGCTTCTAGCCCCTCTAAATCAGTAATCATTCCCTGCGACACGGCGCCGCGCAGTTTGATTGTTTTTATCCTGCTTTTGCTCAATTTGATTTTGCCATCAGGCGGAAACAACAACGTTTCAAGCGGTTCTGGCAACACCGAATCAATCGGTATGTACAAACACTTGTCACCCTGCTTGTAACGCGGTGTGCTTGGGTCATCTCTGCCTGCCACCACATTCCAACCTTTAACGATTACGCAATCGAGCCGGTCTGCATTCGGATGTTTCTTTACGCGGTCAATTGTGACCACTTCCGCTTTGAGAGTTGACACTTTATAATCCCCCTTCGTGCTTCTCGAATACCCAAACGAGTACATCCCACCATTCGATTACAAACGTTTTGACCTTTTGCCAGAAGGTTTGCTTTTCTCTGCCTTCTTCCCGAAATTTTTCTTCCATTCGACATACTCCTTTGCGTCGTTATCCATGTATGGTACTGTCACCTCAATGAAATCTTTCCACAATGCCACCACATCTGGTGACACCTTCTTGAGCGCCTTCATTATCTGCCTCAAAAATGCATTGCTCGTGCCGTCTACCACTGTCTGCCGGTACAATGTGCTCACCGATAAGAACCGGCAATCCTCAATGTACTCCCCAAGCAACGAATCACTGATTATTGCTGGCATTTTTTCTTTCTCCGCTAAAATGTTCTCTGCTACCAACGTGCCAGAATCCACACAATCTACATTTGTACGGTTCTGCCGTCATGTGTTTGCCGCGCATCTTGCGTGCCAGAATTCTGGCGTCCGCTCGCGCATGCTCCCACGTCAAATAACGTTTCTTCCCATCGCATTGCCATGGCTGGGTACTCTTTGTTCTCCACTTATGCATTTGCCTTTACGGATAGGAACGGTTTCGGTGCTAATGCGCGCTCCCATTTTTTCTTCTCGTCTATGCGCTCGGAATAACAAAGCTGGCATAAACGCATTCCGTTATAGATGACTTCGTGGACAACGCGGCGATGATATCGGCGTTTCAATTGCCGCCACAGCTGCGTGTCATCGCCGTAATTCGTATCCAGATTGCCAAACATTGTCTGACAGTTGCCACAGATTTCCTTGCCTGCCAATTGAACCGGAGGGTCTTTAACCTCGAATTCATCGGCTTCTTCGGACTGTATATCGATTAGAGATATTGACACTTTTGCTATTTATGCCTCAAGATTGCGCCGTTCGACCCACCAATCATCGCGGAGAATAACCGAAGTGTCAATTGCGCTAGAAGATATTCAACTTACATACAAAGGGCAACCGATTCGCATGGATGCCACGCATAGAGCGTCGGCCGGTGCTCTCGCAGCTTCTGCATTGCGCGAAGCGCGCGCTACCGGTATTCAACAAGCGCAGCAAAATTTTGCGCCGGATTCTAAACATCCTCGCCTTAGAATGACAAATTGGGACCAGGTATTGAATACTGAAATCGGTGGTGGCAAACCGGTTGAATGGGATGACTATACACCGCAGGCGGTGCGCGCCCATCGTGTCACGAAGAACTATCTAGTTGATGGGCAACACGAAGTCAACATAGGGGATTATATCGTCCAGATGACAGACCCTAGAACTGGCGATGTTAAATATCCTGTTTTCAGCAAAGAAATCTTCGAGCAGCAATTTAGCCAGCCGAATGCTGCGGTCAATCATTTGGTAGAAACAACCAACGACATCCTCTTGAAAGAAAACGCAGAACTGAGAGACAAGCTCGGTAAGTTTCAGTACCTGCTGAACCGCGTTATCGATTGCAATCGTCAGCTCACCGATTGGTTCCTGAACAAAGCGGCAGAATTTGCCAACCTCGCGGAGAGGTCCAACGAAGGCTCAAAAGAACTGATTGATGTACTACAACGGTAACTATCATGAACACCATGAGAAGTCGCCATTTGAGAAGGCGCGGGACTTGCTTCTGCAACTGAATCTTGAACAACAGAAAGGTGAAAAGAAAAACTTGGATATTATCACCAATCTCAAATGGCGACTTCTGGATATTCCTTTTAAAGACGTAGAAAACGCGTTCAACAACATCGTTGATACGCAAGGATGGAGAAGCGAATAGTGGGACGCGTCGAAGAAGACAAAATCGCAGAACTGCGCCAAGAGAAAGAGCGCTTAGAAGCGGAAATCCGCATTCTAAAGCAAGCGCTCGCCGAAGCTGGCGAATTTGCAATGAAGCGTTTGCCGCACGACGCCAGGGAAACAAACGCAACGAGCGAATACTTCCAGGTGATGTTCATGGAGAACGCGAGAGAAAAACTTTACCCACGAGGAGCGGGATAGATGTCACCACTCGTCAAATTCTTTCTTAAACTGCTGACGCAACCGCTCTGGCAAACCTATGAAGATTTCGAGCATCTCAGACTTGATGCTTGGAATTGGGAAATAGAATGCCAGAAGTGGAAGCTCGCGGCAATCGAGTACAAAGAGCGCTACCTAGAAAACATGCCGCTTTTGACTCGCATCGATAAACTCAAACAGGTTATCAATGAATATCGGAAGGTAGCCACCACTGGTATCAGTTTTAGATTTATGTGTGACTATTGCGGCTATGACGTGCATGAACCGAAAGCGCCCGAGCTGCGATTCGAGAATGGCATCGGCAGACAAGTCTGTGGTTTATGTCTCGCGCATGTAGACGAGCCGGTTCATTCGGTATCGCAAGTCCGTCCTCTTCGTCAAGCTATTGCTTAAGGAGCAAAATGAACGTTTTCTTTCACGCCCTTCTGTACTACATCTATTCTGGCGTAGCTCTTGCTGGGCTTGTTGCCAATGATGCCTTTTGTTTGGTAGCCCAAGCTGACGAGAATCCCGATGACAAAGCGTTGCGTACTCTACGCCGCGAGCGGGTCGCTCTGGCTGCACAAGAGATTGGTGATTTGATGGCGAATGCGACCACGATGTCTCTCACCGGTTCGTACAATAACAACATCATAGCGCAGTACGAGGCAGCGGTCAAGCGCAAAGCTGAAATCGAAGCGACAAGTAACGTGGTGGCACTCAATGGCCGAGCCTAACAAAAAAATCGTTACGACCGCCGAGCAACAGCAGCGAGACGCGCTCAATGTAAAAGTGATGGGTCGTGAATTGCGATTCAGAATCAAAAGTCGTCCGGCAGGCAACGTCCTCGAACTTGTCTGTGCTGCGTGTGCGCAAGAATTCAATATGCGTTGCGTCAAAGAGAACTACTTCTTCACCTGCCCGCGCTGCCGGACTATCGGCAATATGCCCGGTGTGCTCGCGGCAGAAGTTGACCGGGAATGCTCCGCGCCGGGGCAAGAAGAAGAGAAGAAACAGCGATTGTTGGTGATTCGCGAGAAATTCCCTCACCCGCAAGCAGTTGTTGCGCGGGTTCCACAGGCAAGAAAAGGATGAGCGGAAGAAGCAGCCGCACTCTTGCATGTCGTGGTCATGGTGGACGTTGGGAAGACGGCATGATGCCGGGCAAGCCCCAAAGCTCATTGGGGCACAAACTCATCCCCGAGAATGAGAACCCGGTCAAAATGGACCCGTCCGAGCGGCTTGCCTGGCGTCAACTTGTGGAAACGATTGTCGATTGTTATGCAATCGGCATAGGTCGATGGCAGCATTTCAAATCGTCTGATTGGCATGCCACCACCGATAGGGTGCGGATATTTGAATCTGCCTGGCAGAACATTCTCGACTGGGTGAATAGCGAGAGATTCACCTTCTACCTGTACCACTTTGGCTATCAATCGATTGCGCGCGCTCGCATTATGTTATGCGATTTGCTTAACGGTGAGCGCCGCGAAGAGGTTGAAGCGTTACTTGAAGAGTCTGACAAAGCCGCGCGACCAACCGGAAACGCTGGTTGCGAAGCATTAATTGCATACAACAAAAGGATAAGCAATGGATAGCGAATTAAATACGACACCAGAGGAAGCCACCACTGTTGCTGAAAAGCAGGAGAAAGAGTTGGACAACCTCTACCCAAAATCGGAAGGCGGGGCCTCTTCTGGCGCAAAAGCGGTAGAAGCACCGCCTTCTCATGGCGCCGTCTGCGAGCAAGAGCCAAAGCTGAGCGAACTGCTCTCAACCTTGCGAGACAAATTGCACATTCGCGTGCAAAAGCTTAACAAGGAAACTACCAAGGATGGCTCTAAAGCTGGCGTCGGCAACCATGGCACTCGCCTGGTGAATGCGCACAAGATTCTCGATACCGAAATCGAGCGCTTTCAAAACTTTCTGAAGAAAGAAGGGCATGAATAATGCCGCGCGTTAATCGAGTCCAGCGAACGCCCGAATCTGGTTACAAGTTTGTTTGCCAGAGTTGCGAAGATGAGGTAGTGCAAGTACCGCCTCCCGAGTTGGTGTTTGCCTTCGAGCGCGTGCGTGGCACCACTCAGACACAGGCAATGCAATGCTGCATCGATTGTGCCGAGGAAATCAAGAAAACGAACGAGAAGTATGGGAAGAAATATCCGCAGTCCGTTCGTCAGGTGCGCGAGCTTAGACCAGAATCCGAATTGCCACCCGATGTCCAAGCTCTTAAGGCCGAACAGCGGAAGGCAGCTTCGGCAGACGGCAAAATTGATAAGCTGTGCGATACCGTCGATAAGCTTGCAACGCTTATGACGCAATTCCTGACGTATCAAATACAGAAGGAAGCACCGCCGGTGATGGCGCCAGTTCAGTTGCCATTGGAGTCTGGTGTTGAAATAATGCCAGGAATGTTACATGCCAAGAGCACCAGCCCGAAACCAAAAACAAAGCGAGCAGCAAAAGCTCAAACCAAGCGAAAGTCTAGTTGAGTACAACAATGAAGCTAAAGCACTTGTTAAAGCGGAGCAAACAGGTGTTTCGCTGGTTGATGCAAATAAAGCTCTACGAACTGATGCTGCGCATCGTCTGCGCGGCCGACGCCATGACCTTACCACGAATAAAGGTGTCGTCAGTTTTCTTAATGAGGCTATTAATTCCTTTGTTTTAGGTCCGACCGAAGATGGCGACGGAGTTGGACGCAACGAACTAAATACCCTCGGGTATGTTTGTGGCATACAACTCCGCGCCATTGAGGCGGTTCAGAAAGAGGAGAAGCCTGCTGACGATGTGGCGCAGTTGCTTGGTGGCATCGGTACGCAAATCTCTATCACGATGACTCGCGAAGAGAGAATGCTGCTGTTGACCGGTGGCTCTGTAAACAATATGGCAAAGGTGCTTTCAGAGGTAAACAAAGATGGACGAATCATTCACCTCGAAAAACAGCAAGATGGTTCCTATGCCACCGATGGAACCCAGTTGGAAGAACCACCTCGACGCGATGCAAAAATACCGCATGGCGATATTGCAGATGCTATGCGTGCCGAAGGAATTGATACGGACAAAGGAGAACTTAAAGCCATCCTCGGCCCAAGCCTTGGAACCCCTGCGTCGGCAGATGGAGACGAGGAACAGGATTTTGGGTTTGACGTTTTGTACGATGTTACAGCTAAGACTGTTCCTGCACTTGCCCACGAATTCAGAACGGTATCCTTTCCGAATCCTGGCTCTGAAGGAACGGTTATTAGAGTGTCTCAATGCACTAAATGCGGTATCACCACAAAGAATACCAAGGACTTAGAAAACGAGTTGTGTGGAAGTGACCATGATAGACCAGCAGTACCGCTCCCCAATAAGATATAGCGGAATACGCATCAATCTTATGCCACCAGGCGAACGCCAGGCAGCATGGGAGCAGCGTTTCTCAAACATCGAATATTTGCTGCCTCATTTGCAAAATGCGCTCGCGGAGCCATACTTTGCAGACGACAGCATTGTAGACATGAACTTCACGGAGATTGTACGTCATGCATTGTCCAACGGCGAATTATTTGGCTGCCTCTACGGTGATAGTGTGGTTGGGTTTGTTTTGCTACGCGACGTTCGACCAGGCAGAGATGCATTCCTTGAGGCATACACTGCTCCTGAATTTCGCGGCAAGTATCCTACCGGTAAGCAAATACGAGAAATCCTCGACTACGCCTTTGCTCCATGGAACCCCGAGCAAACCAACAGTCAGAAGCTTTCCCAAAAAGGTCTTGGATTAGTCAAGATAAAAGCCTGCATCTCGAATCGGAACCAACCGGCATGCCGTGCTTTATTGCGTTTGGGATTCAGTACCGCAGGCGTCTTTCGGATGGATGCCTTGTTCAAACGAGTTGTCACGGATACTATTCTCTTTGAGAAGTTCGCTCCGAGGATAGTCAATGTTTGGCAACAGCACCCCGTCCAAGCCAACTGCACCGCCATATCAACCGGCAGCGCCGTACCAGAGCGCGCCAGCATTCAACCCGATAAACTTCGGACCCGGAAGCATCTACGACGTTCCGGTGCAGGGAGCGGACCAGCTAACGTCGAGCGCGCTGGGGATATCGAATACAGGCAGCGCGGCGGGGAACCTCTCGGCATACGCACCCTGGACGAACTTGCAGAACAATCCAACCGACCAGGCGAACGTAGCGCAAGCAGAGAATTACTACAATCAGACGCAGGTGAATCCGCAACTAGCGGCAAACGCGTCAGCTCTAAACGCAAACGGACAGGGCGGAAGCAGCTACGCGGGCGCGTATCTGGGACAAGAGCAAGCGATGGGCAACCTAAACGCCTTCGAGGCGGGGTTGAGCCAGCAAGAGCAGGATTACCAGAATCAACTTAGCGCTATCAATTCGCTGTATTCCGGCCCGATTGGATTAGCACAGCAACAGAATCAACTTGGTGTCAACCAAGGGCTTGCGCTAGGCGCTCTAGCGGACTCTCAGAACATCGCTCAGAACAGCTACAACCTGGCGAACACGCAAGGTCAAAACAACTACAACCTTGGCGTCAATCAAATCGCCAACAACTACAGCCAAGGCATCTACGGTGCCAGAAGCGGTCAATACAACGCACAGCTTGGTGCGCAGGCGCAACGTTTTGGTAGCGGCATAGCCCAAGGCGGTCTTGCTGGTGGCATGATAGGAGCACTCATCTAATGTCGGACTGGGTAGAAGACAACTCGGTAAATTATCTGCCCCCGCCTAACGGATTGCCTTCGCAGCCATCGCAAGGAATTCCGCAGATGGGTGCACAAAGCAATAGTCTTTGGGGTGCCGATGGACAGCCGCAGCAGGCGCCAAATTTCGCAATGCAGGCAGAAGCAGACGTTCAGCGCGAGCAGAACGCAGCGAAGCGAGCCGACTTGCTCGGCAAATTTCAAACAAACGATAAGAAGCTCGCAGACCAGCAACAGAAATTGCTCGATAATCTGAATACTTTTGACCCCAACACCACTGGCGGTGGCAAGCCTAGCGAGGGAATAAAAGCAGGATTAGCCAGCCTCTTCTTCGGTCATAACGTAGGCTCGCAGATGCTGTCATTCTATCAACAGAATAGATTAGCACGCCAGACGGCAGCTACGCAGCGTCAGAATAATATCAAAGACCAGCTTACGCTCTTGAATCAGATGCGCAAGGATGGTGGAGATAACTACCTGAAAGCAGCCACTGAGTATGGTAAAGCATTCGGTGATTACCTTGGTGATAGGAAAGACCTCGAAGCACAGTGGGATAAACAGCAAGTCGAAGAACGACGCCAACACAGCGCCCATCTGATGGACGCCAATCGAGTCGCACAAACTCAATTAGCTAATATACGCGCACAATTTGCGCGAGAAACAATGCCTCAGAGAAAGGCACTGTTGGCGCAGCAGGCAAACAACCTCGCCTCGCAGATTGATTATCGCAACAAGATGCTCAGCGTAATGATGCCGGAAATACAGGCGCGAACCGGATTGGCAAACATGCAAGCATCTCAGATGCCAGCGCGCACCATGGCTGGATACGAAGGTGCTACCGGTAATGCCATCCCTGAATTCGACGAGCAAATGCAGGGCATGGGAATGCCTAGCCAGCTCTCTTTTGTGAAACCGCCGCCTCCTGTCGAAGCCGGACAACCAGCTAGCAGCAAGCCGCAGGCTGTGGCACCTCCGGCAACGCTTGGTAATGCAGGCGGTGTTTCGGCCCATACAAACGCGAACACCGAAACGGGAACCAAGAATACAGCACCGCATTTAACACCAAAAGCGCAGGCAGCAGCCGATGCGATAAAAGGTTCGACAGCGATGCATCAGGCTCAGGCCGCCAAGACGAACGAAGAAACGCAAGGATTGCATATGAAGAACGTTCGCAAAATGAACGCGGTTCTAGGCGCCGCTGGTGTTCCCGAGGCACCACCTGAAGGTTGGACGCCGGAGAATACTATGGCGCAGTTTCACGCAGGCAAGATTACCGCCGAGCAAAAGAATACCATTGCCAAATACATGAGAGCGCAAGAGGCTAAACAATGAGCGGCTGGGATGACGTTCTAAATGACGCCGGAGATGGTGGCAGCCCAAAACCGCAATCGAAATGGGATGACGTTCTCAATTCAACTGCGATTCACGACAACGCGACCTCATCGCCCTCGAAGAACTCCAAACAGCTATCCGGTAGGATTGAACAGGATAACTGGGGCACTGGTATCCAGAAAGCTGCTGATTCAATCGTAAAGACAACTCGTGATGCAGCAGCCCATGTTGTGCATGGCGCTGCTCAAGGCTTCCAAGATTTAGATAACGCGGCTATGAATATCAGTCGCGGGATTTCCGACCAAGGCACACCTGAAGAAAACAAAACACCGAGCGATTTTACCTCTGCGGTGAATGATGCTTATCAACAGCCACTGCAAGAGGGTGCAAAAGAACATCCTTTGCTTAGCCAGCTTTCGGAGAGTGCTGGGCAATCTCTCCCGCAGACTCCTGCTATGGAAGTTGGCGCTGGTGCTGCAATGCCAGCGGCAAAAGCGCTCGGCGCCGTAGGTGCAAGGGCGACACAGCAAGCGTTGAGCTTCTTGCCAAAAGCTACGGGTCCAGCAGGTGCTGCCATTCTTCAGGGCTTGCAGAAGATGGGTCCGCAGATGATGCAATCCATTACGCAGCTCACCACCCATGGTGCCGGTGGCGTACTTGGCGCTAATCTGCAAAGCGCTCTGACGAATCAAATGAAAGCTGGCAATCAGCGCAAACCCGATATTGGCAAAGTTATCGGCGATGCTCTTTCGGAAACGGCAGAAATGATGCCTGCGGTTATCGCCACCGGGGGTGCCGCTTCTACCCTTGCTTTCGCTCCCAAACTACTCAAATCCATGGCTGGCGACATCAAGCCTTTCCAGATGTCCAAGGCGAAGATGGAACAGAAAGCTATTGAGCAGCAACACAAAATGCGGCTCGAAGAACAAAAAATGCTGCACGACCAGCATCTAGATAAAGCCGAAGCTGATTGGGACGCCAGCATGGCGCAGAATCAGCAAGAGCAAGAATTTATGAAGTCGCGTATCAAAGCGCAAAATTCAGAGCTGACAAAGCCGTATAAGAATCCTGTCCTTAATGTGCGCGCGCAGCGCCTGATGCAGAACGTACAAGAGGGCATGCCGCTTGATGACGCTCATGAAGAAGCGCTTCGTATGCGTCTACAAGACGAGAATCTTGCGGAACAACAGGCTGCATTGAAACGGCAGCAGCAAGCGCAACAGAAACAACAAACCGCTGCTCGCGGCGAAGAATCCCGTGCCGCAGAACGAACCAATGCCGCGCAGCAAAGCAGTGCATTGCTCAATAAAGAGCACTATGCTAAGGCGCAGCAGTACGCCGATGAGATGGCGAATCAGCAGCCGCAAGGAAGTGTTGCTAACGCACGCGAAGAATCCCGTGCCGCAGAACAACCAAAGAAAGAGCCGCTGCGTCTCGGACCTTACAAAAGCGACATCCAGGCAGAGCTGATACAAGCTGAACCTGTAAAAAAAAACCAAAGAGATTTAGTGCCGCAGTTCTCCGTTAAGGGCGGTAGGCATAAGAGTCCAGAAGGCGGTATTACTCGTGAGAGCCAAAGACCTCCTTCTGCTGAAAGTTTCGCGCCCGAAGAAGACGAGGGCGGCTACTCGTCTATTGATACAGAATCTGCACCACAAGGTGAAGGCAATGCATTTCTGCCGCTTGAAGCCGAAAAGGCTCGTGACGATATCGCCAAATATCTCACCATGCAGGGTATGAATGGTGCGGGCGCTATCGCATGGGCAGGCGATATGGTGAAGAATCCAGAGGTACGCGGCGCTGCATATGATACCATCATGCACGCCGCTGGCGTGCAGTGGGATAGCGATATCTTCAGACAGTATGCACCAGAGCTAAAGGGCGCCCTGGACAAAGTTGGTTCAAGTCTGAGCAGGCTCGCTGATGCAAGCGAGAGCCTGAAGAAGACGGCAGGCAAATTGCGCTTCGCTCAAATGGGTACCGCTAAAACTGATAGCGATATTTTGATGAAAGGTATTCGCGGACAGCTTACGCCAAAGGAATTAAGTGAACTTCCAGAGAATGCGCGTCGAGCCGTCAATGAATCACGCAAAGCGATAGATGACTATGCTGCGGAAGTTAAACCGGTTTACGATTGGCTCAAGGAACACATCGGCAACGATGTTAGCACTCAGAGCGGTCTGGGTCGCCTGAAGGCAACTCTCGAAGGGCATCTTGAAAGCATCGGCAAGCTGCCGCGTAGTAAAACATCCAACTTCGAGAAGGGCGCCAAAACATTTGGCAGTGGTTTGATGAAGTATGGCTTTGGGGCGCGGGCACCACTGGCGGTGATTCACGCCGTAGAGAAAGGCGTTTTAATGACCGCCAAAGAAGGCATTGGTGTTCTCGGCGGTATCAAAGGCGCTTATACACCGGGTCCGGTACGCGACTTTGTACAGAATTTTCTCGGCAATCCTTCGGGTCCGCTCAGCGAAGCGTTTGAAGAGGTTGGCGGCAAGGTTAAAGGCAAGCTCGGGCGCACCATCTCGGGGCAATATATTGAGGCGGCACCAAATGAGGTAGCAACCGTTATCGGATTAGATAAGGCCGCTAGAGAGCTTGACTATCCCGATGGCAAAGCTCTTGCGAAAGACTTGATTGACGCTCGCCAAGGTAAAGGTCCGCTTGCTTACAATAGCGACAAGATTACAAAAGCGATGGCATCCATTCAGGATTACGTGCATAACCTCACGGGCACCAATGTTACTGGGTTGCGTGACAGAAACTTGTATCAGCGCGGCGGGGCTATCGCTCAACTCGGCAATCTATTCTTGACGATGCCAACCGTCCAGGCGCGCAACCTGCACTTGATGGCAAAAGCTATTGCTAAGAATCCAGGCAGCGTTAAAGCATGGGCAACAATGGGCACCGCCCTTGGTGGCTTGTACATTGCCGCAGGCGATAAGGGTCCAATTCCGAAAGACGCAGAGCCATTCATTCGTGGCGCCGCTGGCGACCCGGCATATTACCACTTCATGGATGCAGTAAATGCAGGGCGTGCGGCTACGCATATAAACGAGCTGCCAACTATTCCGCACCTTCAACCGTCCATTTCGCCCCTCGTATCGGCTAGCGGTTCGTCCGTCCTTGATGTCGGTCGCGAAGTTGCACGACAAGCATCGACTGGCAAATTTGACGAGAAACAAATCAAAGCACTCGTTAAAGGTGCTGCCATCGCTGCTGGTGGCGCGTTCGCCGGGATGGGTGTTGGCACTGCCGAGAAATATGTCGAAGGTGTCCAGAACGCGCAGAAGGGTTTTAAAACGCTGCGTGTTTATCAGCACGAAACATTCGGTGGCGAAAAGCATGTAGCTGACATTCCGATGTCTACGGACATGGTGAAATCGCTCTCTGAAGCCTATTTTGGAATAGAGGGCAAACAAGAGCAAGAGCTGACCTACAATGCGCAGAAGACAATGGATTTGCGCAACTGGGTGATGAAAAATGGTGATGATGAATTCAAGAAAGAATCCCTCGAAGACGAGAAGGATTTAGATGCACTTACGCAGTTGCACGACTTGAATCAAGAGCGCGACGAAGCTATTGCTGACGCAAAAGAAATGGGCCTCGACTCGCAAAAAATCCACGACAAGTACACAGCGCTCTCGGCAAAAGGTGATTTGCAACAACGCTTCTGGCGTCAGCGTGCTACCTATTGGCAGCAGAGAGCCGATGCCTTGCAGAACATGCTCAAGCAAAAGAAAGCAGTACCAGAGCAGAAAGAAGCGAAGGTAGTCACCTAGTTACCTTGTTCGATTAAGACCTCCTGATTACGCTAAGTGTATTCGCTGAATCAGGAGAATTTGCCATGAAAATCGGCAAGGGATTGAAAACAACTGCCAACGCCAGGCGCCCGGTTTCCGGCAAGCCTGCATCCGTAAAGGTGCCAGGGCTACCGGGACTCAAGGGAGCGCATGAAGCCAGTGGTATTCCAAAAGGGCGCGGTGTCCGTGTCAAAGGCGGAAGTATCAATGGCAAGAAAGGTATGAAGGGAGCAGAGTCAAGCTGTGGCTAATAAAGAGGCGGTTGCGGAAGTCGCCGAAAAGAAGCCCGCAGACGAAATTGCAGAACTGAAAGAACGCGTAGCAAAGCTCGAAGGTCTTATATTCGAGCACATGAGCCGATGGGGCACATTCTACGATAGCCAAGGCTATTCAGCGCCGTTCTTCGCTCACGAATTCATCACCTCTGGTGTCAATGGACTCGTCCTTAGTGCTCGCCAGGGCGCATTCCAGATGATGGGTGTGCCACTCAAATTGCCGCTCACGGCAGCAGAGAAGAAAACCGGCAAGCGTATAGAGGGTCCGTGTTGGGTGCCTGATTACATTCCACCGGCTGAACCCGAGAAGAACGAAGAGGAATTCGGCGAGGATGGAGCTGATAATAAAGCCGTCGCCCAAGCCTGACCTCGATTACTGGCTTGATAAGCGCGAAAAAACATTGCTTCGGATTCTACAAGACCCGAAGGCTTTGCGCGCCTTTATCGAAGAATGCCATGAAGACCCTATCTACTGGCTGAAGATGACGGCGTGGGCGTTCGACCCGCGCAAAGAAGCTCGTAGCATCGAAGAACCTTTTATTCCTTGGGAGTTTCAAGAGGAGTTTATCACCTATCTGGTGGGCATCCTCAAGCGCGCGCAAACTGATGACCTATTCCGAGAGAATGATGTCGCAGACAAATCTCGCGACATGGGCGCATCGTTTTGCGTGCTCTACACCTTTGAGTGGTTTTGGCAATTCCATGGCGCCTCATTCATCATCGGCTCTCGTAAGGAAGAAGAAGTTGACAAAATTGGTGACATGGATACGCCGTTTGAAAAACTGCGTTTCAACATTATTCGGCAGCCGCAATTTCTATTGCCTCCGGGTTTTGATATCAACTCGAAGAAGTTCAGCAAAGAAAGACTTTTATCTACGAAGCCGCCCGGTGAGGGCGGTGCACAAATTGTTGGTGAGTCAGCCAATGAAAACTTTGGTCGAGGCGGCCGTGCGCTTGCAGCCTTCTGCGATGAATTCCAAAAGTGGGAATTCGATGAAGAATCCTGGCGTTCTCTATCGGGTACGGTCAAGGTACGTATTGCCGTCGGCACACCTGATGGACCCTTCAATAAGTTTGCCAAGCTGGTAAATCCAGAATTCTGCACCGTCGGCGAGAAGCCGGAGCGCGTTAAACATTGGCGCTTCCATTGGTGGCGTCATCCTGACCGGCAGAAAGGGCTTGAGATTCGCAACGGCGAACCGTGGTCGCCTTGGCTTCAGATGATGAAGACCGAGAATGATGCCGAGACGATGGCGAAAGAATACCTGCTCGATTACAACGTCTCTCAGAAGGGTCGCCTATTCGAGAACTTCAACGAAGATATTCACTGTGACCCACAGTTAGAAATCGAGCCGGACCTACCGGTTCTTCGTATCTGCGATCCCGGCAAAACTTTTGCATGGCTCTGGGTGCAGCCTGACATGGAGAATAGGCGCATCCTGATTCATCACGAGCTGGTTATGGACGAAGCATATCTTGACCAGGTGATGGAGAACGAGGAGAACATTTCCAACACTCGCTTCGAGGATTGCGAATTCGAGCAACCTATCGGCGACCCTCAAGGCGCAATCCGCCTGGTGGCATCGCAGACTGATGCCGATTACGTACTGATGCAGCGGCAGTGGGGTCTTACTATAAATAGTCGTTGGTTGTCGGAAATGAAATCGACCCAGCGCGAACCGGCTCGCATCACAGTTTTAAATCAGTTGCTCAATGCACGCGACAGTTTCAACCGTCCGTGTCTCGTCATCAACAACACCTATTGCCCTCGTCTTGTAGAGGCGTTTAAAGGCGGTTATCGCCGCAAGGTGGATAAGAACGGGCAGGTACTTGATGCAATTGACCGTCGCCACCCGTGGGCAGACGTAATGGACTGTGCCGGTATGGCAGCGGTCTACAAATTCATGATTAGCGGTGGCAAGGTGCGCAATCTCACGATTAAGCGCATGGAGAAGAAGTGGAAGGCTGGGAGGTCCGCTACATGGGCAGGCTAATATTTGAACCGAGCGAAATTCCACCGCTCAATTCGGACCATATGTACCGCCTTGCGCGGCACTTCGTTCAGCTCAAGGAATACTATCACGATTGTCGTCGCCCGATGGAAGTGAAGTGGAGGTTGTGCGATGAAGCATATTTATGTTATCGCTGGCTGCCAGATACAGGAGCAATTGATTTCCTCGATGATAACGAATTTGGAGAAACAGACGTATACGACAACGTTAATACGATTGTCATCCGTATGTTGCAAACAATTCTCCCGCCTGGGATGCCGTACCTTAACCCTGCGGCTTCTGACCCCTCAGAACCACAAGATACGACTGACGCAATTAGAGACTTCCTTATCTTCAAACATCGCGAAGCCGGAACAAGACGGCAGTTAGCGAAGTGGATAAAGATGCTCACCGTCCGTGGTGACGCTGCCTTTTACTGGGAGCATGTCGAAGAAATCGAACGCCGTCCGGTTGTTGGACCCAAGGCACAGCGCGCTGTCGCTGATGCATTGCAAACCGGAGGGCTTGCGCCGGAACACGCGAACAAGATGGTGCGCGTGATGGAAGAGGTCTGCAAGTTCAATGGTCCTTCTATTCGTGTCATAGATACGCACGACTATTTCCTCAATCCGGTAAGCGACCTAACCAACAAGCGTCGAGAGCCGTTCATCGTTCAGACGTATCGCTACGTCGAAGAGTTGGTTGCAGAAGTTGACCAGAACAACAAACCGGTTTACCAAAACCTCAAAGGTCTTGAAGGCTACTACGCTTATGACCTCTGGGGCAGAATGAATGATGGTGCGGCACGTATTCGCTCGCTGCAAATTATGGGACTTCAGCCCGAGGCAGACCGTGGCTTTATCAAGCTCGTGCCGGTCTACATCATCTATGTGCCTTATCTGAAATTTGAAGACATGGAATACTACGATATGTATTTCCATGTCGCCGTCAATGCAGGTGGTGCGTCTCGTGGCGTTCCGACCGGAATGCATGCTGGCGCTCGGATGATTCGAGTCGAATCAAATCCCACTGGACAGAGACAATTCCTTTTCGACACCTACAATGAATTCTTCACCAATTCTCCTTATGGTATCAGCGCAGTCGAGAAATCGCTGACAGCATGGCGCCAGAAGAACGTCCTCGGCGGCTTGATGTTCAACGCGGCGGTGGCATCGCAATTCCCCGCTATGAATGCACAATCTAACGCCTTCAAGGATGGGGAAATTTCATTCATGCCTGGCGCCGTCAATGAGATTGATGGCATGACGGACCCGTCAAAAGTGATGGCACCGGTGCCGACACCGGATAAAGGTCTTCAGCTTGCCTGGGGCGACATGAAGTTCTGGGGCGATGAACTTCGAGCGAAGATGAACATCGACGGCTTACAGGTGGATAACGCAACGCGCTCCACCGGTAGCAAGAAGACGGCAACGGAAATCAATCGCGATACCAGCTCCGGCAACATCTTTCTTGATGAAATGGCAGCGAAATATAGCGATACTCTCACCAGCTTCTTCCAGGGTTCTTTCGACGTGATGCAAGAGCGCATCAAGCCCGACGAGAATGGCTATCTCAAGTATCAGCGCAATCTTGCCGGACGAGTGGCGCAAGACTTTCTATCCGCTCGCGACTTCCAAAAGCCGCGCTCGATTACAATCGGCTACCTGCAAGGCATCTTTGATAAAGGTCAACGCTTGCAGTCGATTACAGCGATGCTCGATATGGTATCGCGCGCAGCACCATTTATGCCGCAGGCGCCAGGTATCATCAACGACCTCGTTATGGAAGCGGCGCGACTGAATAATGTACCTATCAAACCGCAGAATATGATGTCACCAGAGCAGCTTGCGGCACAGAATCCGCAAGTCCAGGTGATGGCAATTCAAAACGCCTTGCAGCAAATTGGCGTCTCGCAACAAGCCGGGGCGATGATACCACCGCAAGGCAGCAATGCAAACGGAGGCATTGTAGATGCAAGCCAAGTTCATAGATAAACTCACAGCGCAACGCGATGCCCATCTTGAAGATAGGCGCGCGCTCATGCGCGATTTCGACCGAGAGCTTACTTCCCTTGTTCAAACCAAGGGGTACATATACGCTCAACTTATAGCCAACGAGATTCAACAAGAATTTTGTTGCACACCGAAAGACGACCCGCACGGCTGGCTCGTGTACACCACTATCCAGTATGCGTTAAATCAACTTTTCGGACGTATCAAACAGAGAGTCCAAAAGTTCGAGAACGTATCAGTGATGGGTCGAAGCATAACAGCGGAGATTAAGGATAGCTATGGCAATAGAAGCAGGAGAGCAGCAGGGAGCGACGGCGACAGCCTCAGCTCCGGCAGCGACACCGCCAGCGGTGGTAGACGCCAACGAATTCGCAAAGTCAATAGTAAGCGAAGTGGCGAAGATAAACATGCAGCAGGCGCCGATGACGCCAGCGCAAGAAAAGCAAGTCGATTACCTGAAGGAAGAAGCGGAAGCGCTCCTCAAGGAAGGACTCGTAGACCAAAGCGTAGCACCAGCTCTTGAGCGGCTCATTCGAGCGGCGCAAAAGAATGTCGAAATAAATGCAAGCAAGGCGCAATCACAACGTGACCGCGATGCAGCGAGCCGACAGGTGCATGCTGAACTCGGCAGAATGGTTGAGCGCTTTGCGCAGACCAGCAAGAATCCCGAACTTATTCGGGAATTGAAAGAAAAGATTGCTTCTCGTGCAATCGATGATTACAACTCGAATCCGGCACTCGTCCGACGCTTTATGCAGAATGGCGATGTTGATTGGAGTGAACTCGAAAAGTCTGTAGTCAAACAAGTCAGCAAATGGGGCAAGGAAGCTCCGGCTGAAGAGAAGCCGAGTGGAGGCCCACCGATGAAAAATAGCGCACCGTCTGGCGCGGCAGACGTAAAAACTGAAATATCGCGCGATTCCCTGTCTGAAAGACAGCTCGAAATTTTTAATTCCCAAACCGATTTCGGTTTGAAACACATGGGTTTGAAGCGTGATGATGCGGAAAAGCGCGCCCTCAACCTAATCAGCAACGCTGAATCCAAAGCAAAGAAAAAATAGGAGTGTAGACAATGGCTGGTAACGGCTTTTATCTCGTAGATAAAGTGTACGAAATGCAGGAACGCCTTGAATGGTTGCAGGGCGCTGCGAGCACACTTTATGTCAAGGGCGCGCTGTACAAAATGTCAGCGGGTTTGCCCGTTGTTCTTTCGGGACAGACCGACCAACCTTTTGGTCTGTGTCAAGAAATGGACCCTCAGCCGCCTAACAGTGCCTCTATGGGCAATGTAAACGGTTTCTATTCGTCTCCGTTGCGACCTGCAACTGATATGATGACTACAACCGCTGGTGAAAAGATTGGCTTTGTGCCAATTGCGGCAGCCCTTCTCTTGCAGAATGACATCACGCCGTTGCTCAACCGTGTCGCTGCTGGTTCAAACAGCACGGCCAGCCAAGCAATCTGCGCGTATGGCGGTTCTACTGGTGACTTCACTGGCGGTATCGTCTATCTGCCCGAGCAAGACTGGCAGGGTGTTATCACCTCGTCTGCCGTATCTGGCGGAAACGTGACTCTCGTATTCGCTCCGGCTGCGCCTCGCGCATGCACCACTGGCGATACTGTAAGCGCTGTACCGTTAGCAGTTGGCAGCTTAATCAAATTTGCAAGTTCAAGCCCGCAGCTTGGATTGTCCAACGCGGTAGCGGACGTTGGCGCGGGCAATGCGTTGGTGCGCAAGATTCAGGGTAATTTCGGTTCACCGAAAGGTTCTCTGTTCCGCATCACAGTCCAAATGAAGTCCCCCATATAGTAGCTAACTAGGAGAAAACCGCACAATGGCTGCTTCAGTAAATAGAGAAGAATTCATTGAGTACATGGAGGAAACGCTCCGTGAAGTTTTCACCGTCACATTTGAAGGTGGGACTTCGTGGGAAGAAGTTTTCGACGTTAAAGATTCCGTGAAGAGACGTGAAGAAGTCTCAGAATACACCGGCCCGGATGTCGTAATCCAGACCGATGAAGGAAGTCCGTACCAGCGCGTGCAAGTCCTCAAGGCTTACACAAGCGCTACCGTCCATCTCACATTCACGGGTGAAGTAAAAATCACCCACGAGATGATGAGGGATAATCTCTACGATGAGATTAACCAAAGAGTCTGGGGTCTTGCCGATGCAATGCAGAGGAAGATTTACAAAGACGCGATGCAGTTGTTCTACAACGGCTTCACCTCCGTCATTACGCCGGATGGCTTGTCTTTGTACAACACAGCTCACACGCTCAAGTTCGCGCCTTCCGGCACGACTTGTCCGAATCGCAACGACGTGCCGCTCAACTCCGATACCCTGTTCAACGCTATCGCCGACATGCTCGAAACACGAGATGAAAACGGCAGCGTAAGCCAGGGCTTCGGCGAAGGCACCATTCAGCTCATCGTTGGCCCTCGGCTCAAGAAATACGCCGAAGAACTCGTTGGCTCTGACAAGATTGCCGACAGCAACAACAACGCCATCAACGTCTACAAGAAAGTCTTCAAGATTGAAGTCGTCACCTTGCCGTTGCTGGCTGAAGCTCCGACCATCGCAGCTACCCAGTGGTATCTGCGTGACAAGCAACGCGCTCGCAACATCTTCTTCTACAGAGAGCGTCCGCGCACTTGGATGGTCAAAGACCAAAACAGCCCGTCCGTGCTTTATCAAGCTCTCTGCGCATACTCATTCCTGCAACCAACATGGCGCGGGCAATGGGGCAGCAGAGGACAGTAAGGGGGTATTCAACCAATGAAGCGCATTCTTGCGTCTTTGATGGTTCTGGCTTGCATAGCGGTAGGTTCGCCTGCCGCTATGGCTCAGAACACTAGCGGCAATACCGCACCGGGCGAGGCTTCCAATTCGGGGCAATCGACCCAATCCAGTTATCCCGGCACCATACCGGAAACAAGAGTGAAAGGAAACTTCCGTTTCCCTAACCAGGCAATCTTTGGCGGCAATCAAACTGTCCAAGACCCTGCCAATTGGTCCGGGTTGGCAAGCCCAATTGCTATTTGGTCAAACATCCCGTCCATCGTCTTGCGTCCTTACGGAAAGAAGCCGACGGACAATCTTGACACATATATCAATTGGACGACTCCTAGCGGTACAGGGACGCCTTACGCGCGGCTTTACACCATTCCTGACGCCGGGGCCAACGCCAATTTCCTGCTTGACCACGGCAATCCCACAATCGCAGGCACCTGGATTTTCAGCAACGCCATCACGGCGCCTTCGCTGATTCTGACAGGCACCAGCTTTAATGGCACGCTCTCAGTCATCAGCTCGCTTGGACAAGCCACTGCATTCCAGTTGCCGGACCCCGGTGCAGCCTCTGATAATATCGTAGACACTGGTGCGGCTCAGTCTGTATCCGGTATCAAGACATTCGCCAAGGGCGCTGTACTCTCGACAATGGGCAGCACGGCTACCTATAATCCATCCGGTAGATTGTTCAGCCTTTCGGCTACCTCCTCGTCTTCGACAGGCGGTGCAGTAAATACAACCTACTCGCTTCCGGCCAGCACGTTAACCACGACTGGGCAAGGGCTTCGAGTAAAGATTCACGGCACGACTGCCGCCAACGGTAACACCAAGGCTTGCAACTTTAAATGGGGCGCCACACCGGTCACAATTACCCTGCCGCTCTCAACCGGCTCCGGTAAAGATTTCTGGGCTGATATCCTGATTTATCGCACGGGTGCCAGTGCTCAACAAATCAGCGTAGCTGCTTATGCAAACGCTGCTTTAGCAAACAGCTTGAGCACGACTGCCGCAGAAACGGAAACCAACGCGTTGAATATGCAACTAAACTTGCCTACTTCAACTGGCGCTGCTGACGTAGTGGTTGATGAATTCACCATCACTGCTGAGCAGTAATCCAATTCTCTGACGACAGCCCGCGCCCGGATTCTCCGCTATTCAGGAATGCGGGCTGTCCGATGAGATACGAGGCGTGTCATGAATAGCACCTGGGTTGCACTCACAAACAATGTTCTCCGGCAGAGCGGACTGCCGGAGATTCCTATTGATAATCCGGACGTGCAGCCCGGTAGCGAGGAGAGCATGAGCACTGCGTTTGATAGCCCTGGACAGGGGCTGATGACGCGGTATCAGATTTGCGCCAAAGAATTTGTGCGCTTAATACACGCAAAGATTACCGTCAATATGCCGGTAGAATTTGCGAAGCGCGAAATCATTCTTTTCATCAACAACATCACCGGCCCGATTTATCCTCTCGACCCCGGCATCTCTGTCGAGAGCGTTACCTTCAACAGCTTTCGGAATCTGTCTGTGCAGCCTGCCGGACCTGGTTCGCTGCGCAATTGGACGTATGAATATTTCACCGAGCGCTTCCCCGACCTGACGCAGATTAGCAGCGGGGCGCCCACAAATTACATCTTCCTACCGGTTCAACGAACCGCGACATCGCCTCTTTACCAAGTCCGGTTCTATCCGAACCCCGACCAGCAATACAAAATTTCCTACATCGCTCAGCTTAATCCATACGAGATTGAGCTATCGAGCGATATCGTTATCTGGCCTCCCGAGTATGAGCATGTCATCACCGACTTCGCTCGCTTTAACCTCGAAGACTTACTCGGTGAGGGCAAAGCTGGTTCGCTCGGCATGCAGGCAGAGAGGGCCTTCTTGCAAGCGCGCCAGAAAGCGTCACGACCGCAAGCAGAACGCAAGGGCGTGCGCATGAAGAAACTCTTTCAACGTCGTGGCGTTTATGGCTACTACGATAGCCCGCCCGATTCAGATGCGCCCTACATAACACCGGACTCGATTAGATAATGAGCACCTCGCAACAAGCAATGTTGGCGGGTCCGGCAGCATACAGCCCGCTGGCGACAGATGGCAAGTCGCTTCAGACACGACAGGTGAGCGCTTCATCTGGTGTGATGAGCAACATTGATGAATATCTTCGCCCGACGAATACCGCTTCCGTGATGACGAACTTTCACCAGTTCACTCCCGGTGTCTTTAGCTCGGGTGGTGGCGGGTGGAAACGCGATAACGTCAGTGGCTTAAACAGCAATGCAGCCATTCTGGATTTTGGCATCTATCTTGATGCCCTGAGCAATCAGTACCTGATGGTGCAAGCTGGCAGCATACTCTACAATTACGTGCCAAATACCTCTGGCGGCGGTGGTGGCACCGGGACATCGCTTGCAACCGGTTTGAATTCTACGGCGCTTCCTTGTATGCGCCTGAACTCGCCGACTTCTTACACGAGCAATCCATTTACAATCTATTGCAATGGCAAACAAGAGCCGCTGAAGATTTACAATGCCACCGCTGGTAGTGCTCCAAACGTTACCACGACCTTGGGCTTCAACAACGGCTTTTCTACCGAGATAGCTTATGTTACCGGAACCCTGATACCCGGACAATCGTTAAATATCATCGTCTCGGGCAGTGGTGTTACCAGCAGCAATCCGCTAACGATTAGCTATACCATTCAAGCCGGAGATACCTATAACACTGCTGCTGCTGCTCTTGCTGCTGCCGTGAACAATAGCGTAGCGGCTGCGGCTGCCGGAATGACGGCGACAAGCTCTGGTGGTTCAATAGCAATCAAGTATCCATCAGCGTTGACATCGCTTGTGTGGTCTGCAAATCTTAAGTACGAGACTGCCACCATCGGCGGTTCACTTACGATAGGCGACCAGCTCAAGATTACCGCCAGTTTGCCCAATAGCACAGAGACGGCAACGGTTGGCGGCTCGATAGCCGCTGGGAATGTTTTCACAATTACAATCACTTCGGCAAATCTGCCGAATGGCTCTCTGACAATTAGTTATACTGCTATCGCGGGCGACACCACTACCACTGTAGCGGCTGCTCTGGTAGGACAAATCAACGCGAACGCTATCCTGTCACAGAATAGTTATAGCGCTAGCAATGTAAGCGCCGTTGTCACTATTCAATTCCCGACAACACCAGCGCCGGG